GGGCTTTGCCGTCACTTTCGTTTACAATAATCTTAGTAATCTTGCCCGGATCAATGTACATCCATTTCTTGTTTTCAGGATCGCGAACAAAGAACGCATCGCCGTATTTGAACACGTTACGCACAATACGGAAGATTCTAGTTTCAAATTTTTGTAGTTTACACCACTGTTGTAGATACTCCCGGAGAATAGCAATTTCACTATTTGTTGCTTTGTTTCTATAAAACAGATGGAAGGGTGTTTCGTTTTCTTTATTCTTTTGTGAGCAAAACTCTGCTAAAATATCAAGGGCAGCATTAACTTCGTTGTCCATGTCCATGGTATCATATTGCAAATACCGATCAATACGATTTGGAGCACCAGTGTATACATCGGGTAAAAAGCTAGAGTAATTTGCCTGAGCAGGGCCCGGGCGAGATGCTCCGTTTCCTATTGGACTATAGTTTCCAGATTCAGAATTAACTGAAACTGGCGTAAAGTATTTGCGCCAACTCATAGAGGTGCTCCGTTATTTTGTTTTTTCATATGTGCTTCTCTTCTTGCAAGGCTCCACGGCTTTCCTTTATGAGCAAAAGGTTTTTCTTTAATCTTTGCTAATCTCTGTTCTTTATATACAGGATCTGCCCAAATGTCTGCTACTGCTTGTCTAATGTTTTTGGCATGCTCAATAGTTTTAGGTTTACTATAATTTTCTTTATGCTCTAAGGTTCTAATTTTTCCAGTATTTTTGATAGAAATTACTTTTTTAGTTTGACTACTATGTGTCCAACCAGATTTTTGAGTGAGGCCACCTTCTGTTAAATTTTTCAAAGGACCAGTACCTAGATGCTCTCTGCCATATTGTGCTATTAGTTCAATTTCTCTATCCCATGCTTGTACCTGTGTTAGATTATCTTCTACAATAATTTTATTGAATGGCGGAACACTAACATACAGATGTTTAGCAATTACGCGATTGTTACAGCCCATACCTACATAATATGGTTTTAGATTCTCATCTAAATATGTGTAGACATAGTATCCTGTAAAATTCTTCCATGACATATGTTTTATCTCGCGTATATGTTGCTAGCGCCACTCTTTGCGGCTTTGGTTGTAGCTTTGTGACCGTCTTCACTGACTGCTATTAGTTGGCCCATCTGTTTATTTAACGAATTAAGCTGGGCGACTACATCAGACAGAGTAGATTCTTTAGTTGCTGCTTTAGCATCGGGCTTTTTCTCAGCCATTTTAGCAGCTTCTGCTTTTTTCTCTTCTGCTTGTCTTTTAAATTTTGCATCTTCTCTAGCTGCATCTGCATCAGGTGTTTTAACTTCTGGAATGCTCTGTTTGGCTGCATCAATACTTTTCATGATTGGCATGCCATTTGCGCCAAGGGTCATGCCGCCGCTCATCATGTCTGTTACACTCATAGTTTTGCTTTTTGGTGCGTCTTGAGGGGTTGTTCTTCGACTTTCTCTAGCTAGTTCTGATTTAGCTTCGTCTGCCGCTTTTTCTTTTTCATCTACGGGTGGCTTGTTCGCTGACATAGACTTAAACATATCAGGCATACTAGCTGACATAGACTTAAACATATCAGGCATACCAGCTGACGGTTTGCCCATTTGTGTCATTTCATCTGCAAGGCCTGATAATGTTTTACTCATATCAGGCATACCAGCTGACGGTTTGCCCATTTGTGTCATTTCATCTGCAATGCCTGATAATGTTTTACTCATATCAGGCATACCAGCTGACATAGACTTAAACATATCAGGCATACCAGGCATACCAGCTGACATAGATTTAAGCATATCAGGCATACCAGCTGACATAGATTTAAGCATATCAGGCATACCAGCTGTCATACCTTCAAATGTTTTGCTCATATCAGGCATACCAGCTGTCATACCTTCAAATGTTTTGCTCATATCAGAAATTGCTGACTTCATGTCTAATGTTGATTCAGGTTTTGGCATTGCCGGCATTATTTTTGCTGGCAAATCCAACAGTGATGCAGTTGTTGGTTTAGGTAGTTCTTTAGCTGTTGGTAACGGGGTTGTGTCTGGTGCAGGTAATAGTTTGCTCAACGCATCTTGTTTAGCTTGCAATGATTTTTTAAACGGTGAACTGTCTATGCCCAGTGACTCCGCGGCCGCCATTTGTTTTTCAGTTTTTTTAATTGCAACTCTTGCCTCTACAATTGCCTCTTCTTCGGTAATTATTACATTGGCACTTTCCTTAGCTATTTTCTCTAGTTTTGCAACGGTATCAACTGAATAACTTTGTAACTTGCCATTCATATCTTCGTAATAATCTTCAATCTTTGCACCTTTTGGTATCATAGCGTCGATCATGTCTTCACTCATACCTTTTACTGAAGTACCAACTACATCTTTAGCTAACTCAGCTTCTTTAAACAATGCTGCATTACTCAGTTTGGCCATAGCTAATTTAGTTTTACTATCGTCTTTATACATGTCAGATAGCGATTCAGTATCTTTTAATGCAATAGCTTCTCTAAGTTTAGCACCTTGAGAATAAGTATCTTTTAGTGTACTGTTACTAGTTTTAGTAATGGCTATCTGCTCACTGACCATTTTAGTAGTTTCTGCTTTGGCTTCTTCTCTAACAGTTTCCCAACTAGTGCCAGCATCAACTCGTTTAGATAATACTGCCTTTTCACTATCTTGTTTTTCTTTTAACGCAGAAAGTTGTGGAATGTTTTTGTAGTCATTTGAGCTAGCAAATTTACCTTTAATAACACCTTCTTCTTTAAGCTGAGCAACTGCTTTTAATCTTTCCGCAACTTGTGCTTTTTCAAGAGCTAGTAATTCTTGTTGTGCTGCTTTGCTATCATCAGATTGTACTTGTTTAGTGGTTGTAGATCCGCCACCACTAACAGAACTAATACTAGTGCTAATTGATTTTGAAATGCTAGTCAAATCTATTTTAGGAGCATCTGTCTTGGGTATTGCTCCAGCTGCTGCTCCCATAATCTTAGCAGTATAATCTTGAAGCTGACCTTTGTTAAAAATTGCTTCAGGGCCAGCTTCACCTGCTAGAATAATTTCAGGTTTTTCAACTACGCCACCAACTGCTTTTGGCTTAGCGTTAACATCAACGGTATTAACAATACTAACAAACCCTGGGCTAGAAGGTTTAAACAATCCGCCTAATGCTTCAACTCCGGCACCTAATGATTCGCCTACTGGCTTTGCTTTATCTCCTGCTACGTGAGTTATCTTATCTTTCTTTGTTTTCTCAGCTTCTGTTTTATCAAGCTGTGCATCTGCCGGCAATGCTGCTTTAATTTGTTTAACAATATCCGCCATTGCACCGGGTGTATTAGTAGCGTTCTTAGCTACATCTTCAGCAGTTACAGTTTTACCAGTTGCCTTAGATTGATCAGCTGCCATCTTTTCAAGCACTTTAAGTGTAGTGTCTGATTGCTTTTGATTTCCATTAATTAATTTATTAAATTCAATTAGATCGTTATGCAATGGAGATGATTTAGCACCTGAGCCTCCATCTTTTACTGCTTCTTCTTTTACAGTACGATCAATTCTAGATTTCTCGTATCCTTTTTTCATTGGGTCGCCAATTTCAGTTTGCACAACTGTCGAAGAACCCAAATTTAATTTATTACTAAGTTTAACAATTTTATCTGCAACATCTTTTGATAACGGCTGGATAACTTGATCGTTTAATACTTTTGTTAAATCTCGTCCTCGACTTTCAATGTCAACTGCAAATCTAGTAATGCTTGCGCCAGCTGCTGCATTAGGATCATCTTTGCCGCCAGCGGCCTGTTCTTTTTTAATTTTTTCGTTGAGCTTGGCCATGTTCTCTTCTACAGTGCCGCCTTCTTTTTTCATCATCTCAGTGGCTGCTCTGAGTTTAGCACCTTGAGAATAAGCATCTGTTAGCTCTTGCATCTTACTATCTCTAGTCAGTGTCCTAAACTCCTCAGTTTTCTGAAACTCAACAGTTTCCATTGCTGCTTTTTTTGCTAGTCGAGCAGATTCAACAGCATCTCCTCTTTTAGCTGCTGCTTCCATTTCAACCAATGCTTCTTGTGACTTTGGTCCTAATAAAGCAAAGGCTTTTGCATTTTCAGCCGATGGTCGTCCCATCGCCGCCATATCTTCAGCAATTTTCTGAAACTGTTCTCCTGCTAATCCAGAATTAACAGTAACAGCATCGAAGGCGGCTTTTGCGCCTTCGCCGCCTTCTGCAATAGCTTGATCAATTGCAGCTTGCCGTTGTCCGTTGCCAGCTTTCTTGCGCAATTCATCAAGCATTGATTCTCTGCTTTGTCCTGTTATTTTTGCTACCGCATCCATTTCAGTAGCTAGACTAGCTGCTGCCTTTAAGGCTTTATCTTGACTAGTTTTATCATTAAGATCTTTAATCTTCGATCCTGAGATGCTAACAGCCATAATATCGTTAAGCTCTTTTGTAGTATAGCCCATACCTCGAAGCTGTTCACCTAATCCACTAGTAAAAAACTCATTAGACATCTTAGATAACTGTTTAGCACTTTCAGCACTAGTTGCTCCAAAGCCAAACATAATAGAATTATTTTTCTGTACTACTTCCCCAAACTCAGCAATGCTTAATCTGGCACCAGATGCCTGATTTTTCATCTCCATAATGTCGTTGCCAAATGCTAGACCAGTGTCGGATAGTTTTCTCCAAGTGTCTATATTTTGATCTATATTCTGACCAAGTGCATTTAGGGCCTTTGCTCCAGTGGCAAGAGATTCTCCAAGTACAGACCCGCTAGCACCTAACCCAGAAAATCCAGCTGATAACGCTTGTGTTACATCACCTAGTCTAGCGTTGCCTTCGGCAATTTTTGAGCTAGTACTAAGAAATGCACTACCTAATCCTTTAACCGCTTCACCGGCAGCACCTAATTCTTTTCCAAATTGTCCTGCGCCAGCAGCGGCACCAGCGCCAGCAGCGGCACCAGCGCCACCGCCACCACCACCACCACCTAAGTAGCCGGCTCGAGCAGCTTGTTTGAGTACATTTAAGAGTTCATTTTCTGTCATTGACATAATTATTTTCCTGAAAAACTGCGTATATAAATAAGGATACATTATATTTATCGGGAGTAAAAATGAACCCAACAAACCCTCTACAGAAGTATTATCGCCAGCCTAAAATTTACATCTCTTTGCCCAGCAAAGGATTATACTACGAGGAAGGTGCGTTTCATGGCGACTACAACAATGTGCCAATCTTTGGAATGAACGGCATGGATGAAATCATGTATAAAACACCGGACGCATTGTTTACCGGCGAAGCAACTATTAAAGTTATCGAAAGTTGCTGTCCATTTATCAAAGACGCAAGTAAGATGCCTACACTTGATGTTGATAGCATAGTAACTGCTATTAGAATTGCTACCTTTGGGGAGCTGTTAGGTATTAAACATACTTGCAATAATTGTGGAATTGACAATGAGTTTGATATTGATTTAAGAACATTTTTAGAATACTACAGTGGCTTAAGTTTTGACAATAAAGTACAAGTTGGGGAACTAACTGTTACTCTGCGTCCGTTAAGTTACAAAGAACTTACCGAAGTTAATGTAGAAAACTTTAAATTACAAAAGATGTTAGCGCAAGTAGGTACAATGACTAGCGAACAAGATCAGCAAGTTCAAGTTGACTTAGTATATAAAAATCTAGCAGACGTTCAAACTCAACTGTTTATTAACAGTATTGAAAGTGTACAAGTTCCAGACGGTGTAGTTGACCAAAGAGAATTTATTATTGAATGGGTTAAGAATAGTGATAGAGCATTATATGCTGCTATTAAGAAAAAATTAGAAGAAAATAAAGAAAAATGGACAATGCCGCAATCACGCATTAAGTGTGTAAGCTGTGATCATGAAGATGCGGTAACTGTTAACTTAGATCAATCAAATTTTTTCGTAACCGCCTAAACTATATAGCACATGAAGACCTTGAAGAATTCATAAAGACGTTTGATAGGTCAGCAGCTGAGGTTAAAGAAGAAATATTTAAAATAAGTTGGTACATGCGTGGCGGAGTGACCAGTCAAGACTTATTTCATTTGTATTCCTATGAAGATAGGAATATTATGAGTGCTCTTATCAAAGAAAACATAGAAGCCACTAAGAAAAGTGGTATGCCGTTACTTTAAGTCTTTCATCCCAGCAGCCATGTCAGCTTCTTTATCAGCGGCTATTTGAGCTGCACTAATTGCCTGTTGTGCCGCTTGTTTTTCTTGAGGTGTTGTGGCAGCTTTAAGAGCTTTCTGATTTTGAAACTTGCCTTGTTTCTTTTCTGCATCTGCATAGAATGTACTTATTTTAAATCCATTCATTAACCAGTTCCAAATGCTTTCACCAACTGCACCGGGGTATCTTAACCATTTGCCTATTCCGCTGGCAATATAATCTTTACCTTGATCACTACCTACCCACATTTGTAATGCAGTGATGCCAGCTTCAGTAGCAATCATAGCAGCAATTGATGCGGCTGATACTACTCCCCCAGTTGTAACACCTGCAACTGCACCGGCACCAAGTACTATGTTTTTAATACCGCTAATTATCATTAATACTATTCGACTATTTGCTAGTGCTCTAGCTATCATTGGTACAAGTATTTGCGCTTCAAATACACCAAATGCAAACTCTCTCTCTGCTTCGTAGTCTTCTTTAGTAATTTCTTTATTATTATAAAGTTCTTCTAAGCCGCCGAGGTCGACCCATAACTCACCAGCTGCAGATACAAAACCTAAGGCTTTAAGAAACCATACAGTACTAGTACCAAGTTTAGCGTAGAAAGATTTTTCTACTGCTTTTGCTGCCTCACCGTTACCTGTTTTCCATATCTCATGATGTTTTTTTATTATATCACCAGCTTTTCGAAACGATTTAGGTCCACCCTGCCTACGTAGTTCCGCAGCCTGAGCAATTCTTTGATTACGAAGACCAGACTGGCCACTAGTTGTTGCAGGTGTTACAGTCGTACTAGGTGGACCACTTCGCCCACCTTGAGGGAATGGAATTACATTCCCAGTAGCAGGTACTGCTTCGGATAATATTTCGTATACTTTCATAGAGATCTCTGCATTATATTGTATTTATGATGAACTGCGTTCATCTGTTCATCGCTATCGCTCGAACTATTTCTTTCTTTATTTAATTATACTTGATGCGAAGCATTTTTAATATTATCTAGATTGTTCAGTCACACTTTGCCCTTGCGGGCAAAGAAGAAACATTATCTGAGTTGAACAATATCACTTAGCGTTACAGCATTACAGAGGCGGTCATCCGGTACCTCGAGCTGTGTCTTTATATGACGGCGGCTCACATGTATACGCTAACATACATGCAAACGTGGGTATTTCTCCCTCTTTTTGCCTTTGACTTTCCTTTAAATAACCAAACCGCGGCAGCTTTGCGATCCTCGTCCTGTTAAGGATGGTGGTTAAGTACTCTTAGCAGCTAGAGTTTCCTTCCCTGAGATCCGAGATCCAGGTATACGGGCGTTCGATATTAGCCAACGCTTGCTTATTACTGCTTGTTGAGCCTAAGATTTTAATATAATGTGTGAGCCATGTACACGAACAGAAATCTGTCCGTTATAATAGTCAGTTGATTCTAATACTTTGCGGGAAAATTGTTCTCTGGCCTCGATGTAAGAGCATTGCGCCTTTGATGTACAGTAATATAGTATTTCTCGAGTGAAGTTTTCTTTGCCTAAGGTGTCTATGTCTTTAGTTAATTCTACGCTACTACCGTAATAGTCGCGCCAGTCAGAATCAATCTTACTGCGAATCTTCTTTTTTTTCTTAGTCCCGTTCTTTAATTTTACAGTTTTAACTGTGGTCTTAGCGAACTTGGCTAATTTTTTGCCTATATATTTGCGTCCAGAGATGACATTGGTTATAAGATATACAAATCCGATACACTCTTCAGGGAGTGTTTCAATAATTTCATTCTGATAAGTCCATGACATGCTTTAGTTAGCATCATCATCCTTGTTTGCCTGTTGTTTTTGAAGTTGTTGTTCTGCGAGCTTTGCAGCTCTGTATGCAGGAGATTTAATTTTTGGTTTAGTCTTGCGAATATCTATAATTTGAACTCGCAATGCACTTGCAATGCGTCTAAGTTCCGAAAGATGTGCGCGAGTACGCATACCAGCGGCATGCGACTCAGTAGTTGCCCAGTTTTGATAGTCCTCAAAGTATTCTCTGAGTTCTGCCATTAACTTATCGTGCAACTCTTCATAGTTCATTCTACAATCTCAATATCATTGCTATATGATGTGAATCCGTTTTCTTTAATAACTTTAAGTACATTATTAACACGCCCAATCAATTCATCTTTGTGAGAGATTAAGAAAATATTCTTTTTACGCTCACGTGCCATCTTTTTAAGTACGCCCAGTGCGTTTTCAACTCCAGCGGCATCTAATCCGTTGTCAACGAGTTCATCGATGAACAGTAAGTTAATGTTTTGATACAAACTTTCCCACACATCACGAAACGACCACGACAATCCAAGGATTAATCTATTACGTTCACCGCGTGATAAGTTATCAAAGTCAAGATCTTGACCTAACTGTGTAATTTCTACATTTAAGTCATTCTGGAATACAACAGTATGTGGTAGTCCCATCTTGTCAAGATAATATGTAAGTCTATTGTTTAGATATGCTAAGTTTTGATCAATAATCTTCTTACGAATAAAACTATCTTTGTTAGTCAACAACTTTAACAAGAACTCTTGATGGTCTTTTAAAGAAGTTACAGCATTAATGTTATCCCAAGATATTTCTTGAATAGCAGTATGCTTAAGATCATCAATCTGTTCTTGATAAGGATCTTTCTCTTGTTGTCTATTATCCAATGCTGTTTCAAAACTTGTAAGATTGTTTTGATGTTTGAGTGCTTCTTCTACAGTATCGTAGTAAGTTTCCGGTCGGCCGTTAATATCCCCAATAGTTTCTAACTCTTGAAGTACAGTAGCATAGCTATCTGCAAGACCTTTTAGATACAACTCAGAGTCTGTAAGGTTCTTTTCAGCATCAGCAGACATTTCTTCATGCTTGTGACTATGCAACTGTTGCTCACATGCTGGACATGTCTTATTTTTTAACTGTTCTACTTCTTTAGTATATTTGATCACTGATCGATCTGCTTGAATAACAGCAGTTTCAAGTGTAGCACGTTCTTTATTAAGACTCTTTATCTTAGCGGCATGTTCATTATACACTTTTAGTTTAGAATGTTGCTCTAATTCAGCTTCGATATGTACACTTTTAAGTTCATTAATGCTTTTTGTAATCTTTTCACAGTCTGTTTTTTGTTGACTATACCATGCGTTCTGTCTAGTCTCTAGCCCTGTGATACTAATTTGTATTTTTTCATTAGATTTTTTAGCAGCTTCGATATCAGCAGTCTCTTGATAGATTGATTCTTTGCTAATTCTAATTTGTTCTTTGAGAGCATCTGCCTTTTCTGACAGTAATGTAATGCCTAGAAGTTGTTCAATGATTTCTCGTTGCTCGTTAGCCTTTAAACTAAGGAACGGTTCAGTATAAGTGTTGAGCGCAACAATATGTCTAAACATATCGTGACTCATGCCCAACAATTCATCAAGGTCCTTTTGCGTTTCCCGCATATCACCTTGACTTTCATCAGTAGTTTCTGTACTCTGTTCTTGATTATTAATGTAAAATCGCATTACAGTGGGCTTACGACCGCGTTCAATACGATATTCTACATCATCTTTAGAAAATGTTAAAGTAACTAGCATTCCTTTAGAGTTGATCTTGTTAATTAAGTTGTCTTTCTTGATGTTAGTTAATGCAACTCCGTACAATGCAAAACTTAATGCATTAACGATAGTAGTTTTACCTGTACCATTTCGACTTCCGTTATCATCTCCACCTTGATCTAGATTCTCACCTAGTACTAAGGTTAGTTGTTCACGACCAAAGTTTACAGCTTGGGTTTGATTACCCACGCTCATAAAATTACGTACGGTTAATTCCTTTATTTTTATCATAGGCTATTATAGATACTCAGTAAAATTTTAGGATCGAATGTATCACTTTCAATACTGATTAATTGATTGCTAACGATTTGATCAACACTTTCAAATGCTTGAATATCAATATTTGTGTTAATTTCAATATCTTTCTTTTCCGGAATTAATGTTAATTCTCTAATATTGTAATCGCTTATAAATTTCTCTTTAATAAAGCTAGCTTCTTCGTAACTAATGTCAATATCTAAACTAACACGCAGATGTTGTCGTGGCAATATGATTTTATCGGCATCATCAATAAGTTGACTTAGTTTCACTGTTCGGAATGTGGGTTGCAAAGGCCAGGAATGATATTCTGGAACCCCACCCCATTCTAAAATCATCATACCTCGATCGTCATCCCAGTTGTCTGCATAGTTATGAGGGAACGCATTACCAATATAAATCATATTGCGTTGTTGTTGACGCTTGTGGAAATGCCCACTAAACCCCATTTCGTAATTTTTAAAGTTGTCAAGATTGATTTCCCCATGATCGGGCATTTGAATCATGGCGTTCATGAAGAAGCTGGGCAATTCAAAGTGACCAAAGATATACTTGCCGCCTTTATTGCCTACAGTTTTCCACTCGTCCCCGACGAGCCACGGGCAAAGTGTAACATCGCCAATGGTAGTAGGCTTGTGTACCACAGTAATGCCTGGTATGTATTTTCCAAACTCAACTGAGTGAATATCCCGCTTGTCTTTGTAATAAAGATCGTGATTGCCAGGAAAGAAGAAAAACTGATCAAACGCCTTACCGAGCTTTTCCAAGGCCCTAAGGCTATAGTCCATAGTAGTGATATTAAGACTATTTCGATTGTGATGCCAATCGCCCATAAAAATTCCAGTGTCACAGCCTTCCTCCTTTGCCTTTGCAATGTACCAGTCTACAAAATCTTCGCAGTCTTGGTTGTGTACTGAACTGTTACTTTTAAGTCCAAAATGTAGATCAGTAAAACAGGCTACTTTTTTAAAAAGATTACTCAATATGCATTCTCCATCATTACATTATAGTTGTTTTAGAACAACAGGTCAATCGATATTTTCTTCATTTCGTTTAACAGCCGCTGCATGTTCTCCAGCCCCAGTTCTTGAGTAACTTGGATTCATGCCGTTGATCTCTAATAAGTCATCACGGATGTTTTGATTGCGTTTTTCTAAGTTAATAATTCGAACAAAACTATTTGTAACCGCAGCAGTAAAGTATGCAAACGGATTATCGCTTTTTGATTCGTCAAACTGTAAACCAATTTGCGTTAGCTGTAGGATAGCTTGTCCCCGCATTTCATCGTTGTACGTGTAGCCACGCACATTGCCGCGAGTAGCATATCTTTCACATAATTTAATGTACATACGAGCTAACGTATTGGTAATTTGCCCGTGATCTTTATTAAACTTGCCTTTTTCTAGATCACCTTTCCAGTGCGATTTACCAACACATACTAGAATGTCTTTATCATCAAATTTCCAATGTTGGAATGGAGGGAAGTTTACTTTGTCTCTGTGATCTGCTAAACTTTTTGGATTTTTCTTGCGTGTACCGTTTAATGGAATATGGTCAAATGTCATAATTCGAAAAACTACATCAGTCTTAGCAATTTTCTTATAATCAACATCTGTATCTGCTTGCTTGACCTTTTCGCCAAGTGCTTTACGGCGCTGGTATTCTTCGCTACCTTGCCGTTTTGCCTGCGCTCTTTTAGCCTCGGCAATAGTTCTTATATTGATTTTATCAATACTTGGTAAAATAAGATCGTATCGATGAAATGATGGATCAATAAAACTACAAAACGTATTCTTGCTTTTATGTATTTCTTCTAGTAGATCTTTATTGTTCAAATAATTTATTTTCATTGTAGTCCTATTTTATAATATTATAAACTATGCACTTAATTTTGTCAACTAAATAGAGTAACAAAGGAGTCCATAATGGCATTTGATATAGGTTCGTCGATCAGTTCGGTAGTGGGTCAAGCACAATCTATTGGTTCGTCGATCAGCGGCGCAGTGGGCGGGTTACAGGGGGCATTAGGCACTGCTAGCAAATTAGCCGGCGCACTCAATAATTTATCAAACCCTGCCGGACTAATCTCTGCATTACGAAGCATCAACTTACCGGGAACCGGAGGCATGGGCGCCGCAGCCGCAGCCGCTAGAGTATCATTTACCGGACCTGGTAATTCCGACGATTGGCGGGTTCGACTATCGATACCTCCAAACTTTTTTGCATCAAGTAGTGTACTTGCCCCGTTGAAAAACGCAGGTGGATTAGTATTCCCATACACACCCACAATAAGTATTTCTCATAGTGCAAGTTATGATGATGTTGCAATTACACATCAGAATTATCAATTCATGGCATATCAAAATAGCAAAGCAAATGCTATTTCTATTTCTGGTCCGTTTAACGTTGAAGATGCTGTCCAAGCACAGTATTGGATTGCTGCGGTGCATTTTTTAAGATCTGCTACTAAGATGTATTCGGGTGACGGTGAGTCAGCAGGAAGCCCGCCACCAATTTTATCTTTAAATGGATATGGCGATTTTGTTTTTAAAAATGTGCCTGTAGTGATTACTAGTTTTAGCATTGATCTCCCAGCGGATGCAAATTATATTGCCACAACGATGGGTACAGAAGGATTTAGTGGGTTTGGAGCAGCATCAGGCGGCACCGCGTCTACAGTATCGGGTATTGCAGCATTAGGAGCAGGCATCGCCGGTATAGCAGGAAATCTTGGTGCCGGTAAACTAGCAAATGCAATAGGTACGGCAGCAACTGCCCTCGGACAAATTGGAGGAGTTGTCAGTGCGGTAAGTGGCGCCGGCCAAGGAGTCGGCGGAGTATTTCCAACAGCCACTGGCAATACGCATGTACCAAACAAAAGCACATTAACGGTTACCCTACAGCCAGTGTATAGCAGAGAAGCAGTTAGACAATTTAGCTTGCAAAAATTTGTAACAGGTGGGTATGTTAATGGATCAGGTGGATATATCTAATGGCAACTTATTCTAATACAAGCCCGTGGGCAAACACCACAATCGAAAACAATTACCTGGGAATTTTAAAAATTCGCCCAGTAAGCTCTGAAGCAGACGACCCAATTTATACAATAGAACCACAGTACAGTCATCGTCCAGATTTATTGGCATATGACCTTTACGGCACTAATAAGTTATGGTGGGTGTTTATTCAAAGAAACTTAGATATTCTGCAAGATCCTATATACGATTTTATTGCAGGTACTCAAATTCACTTACCTAAAAAATCAAGTTTGACAGATATATTAGGATTATAACATGGGATTATTTGACTCTGCAATTAATTCTGCAACATCAGCGGTCAGCCAAGCAGCTAGAGTTGTATCAAATACAACTCTAGCTAGTGCATTAGGCACGGTCAACGGTGCAATTAGTGGCATACAGCGAGCCGCAGCCAACGGAATATCTAACCTTGGCACAGCATTATCCTCAGCAATTCCAGGACAACTTGCAGGAATCCCAGGAGCTCTGGGTGCAATACAAACACAAATATCAAATATTGTTGACTTAGGTAATATTAGCAAATCAATGAACGCATCGGCAACTGCGGTAGACTTAAGAACTACATTGCCCATGTCAAATATTCTACACAACTACGCCAGTTATAATTATATCTTTACATTAAGTGTGCTTGACCCAGTTGCTATAAATTTTCCAAATGAAACATACAAGAAAGGACAATTGGGCCAAATTATTTTTAAAAGTGGTAGTGGATCTCCTGAGAATAGAGTAAACACTGCCTATGGTAAGTTTGATTTCTTCATGGATAATTTAAGTGTAGGGAGTGTTATTAACCTTGACAAGTCTACTGGCAACACAAATGCTACCTCAATAAAATTTAAAGTTACTGAAATGTATAGCATGGGATTATTATTTGAATCTCTACAACTTGCCGCCACAAATGCTGGGTACAAAAGTTGGCAATCAGTTCCGCTACTATTAACAGTTGAGTTTAAAGGCCATTTAAATTCTGCACAGCAGGGCATTGCGGCAGATTCATTGTCTATTGAGAGAACAACAAAACATTTTCCTTTAAAATTAAGCACTATTGATATGCGAGTAACTGGCCGTGGTGCAGAATATGATGTATCAGCAATTCCGTGGAATGAAAAAGGTTTTAGCAGCAGCTACTTACAACTTAAAACTGATATTACAATTAGGGGTAAAACAGTTGGGCAAATGTTACAAACCGGAGAACGTAGTTTACAAGTTGTATTAAATGAAAGATTGCAAGCTGCTGCAACCGATAAAAAAATCATAAAGGTTCCAGATCAAATACTAATTATGTTCCCAAACGATTTAAGTTCAGGCCGGCCAACTGAATCTTCAGAAGACGCTGGTGCAACTGCTGCTCCTAATACTGGTTCAGTTAGTGGCAACGATTTAAATGCAAAATTAAAGATTTCTCTTAAACTTGAAGACCAAGGTGGTAACGGAACGTTACTACAAGACGAAGTAGACATGAATGCGCTAGGTAGATCAAGTATGGGATTTACGCCTGAGAGAATTGGCGACCCATCGTTTGCTAAGGAAGGATTAGTATACGATGAAAAAGCTAAAGTATATACCCGAGGAAAAATTTCAATCGACCCAACAGAAGGTACATTTAAATTCTCACAAGGTACCGATATTCCCAATGCTATAAATCAAGTTATGTTAATGAGCGATTATGGTCGACAAGCATTGACAAGTACACAATTGTCTGACACCGGAAAAATCCCATGGTGGAGAATAGAAGTTCAGGTATATGTAATACCATCAAATGCTAACATAGACAAAACCGGTGTACAGCCAAAACTTATTGTGTATCGAGTGGTGCCATTTGGCATTGATGCATCAAGTTTTATGCCCCCAAATACTGCCAATCCTAAAGTTAAAAAGGCAAAAGCACAAGCAGTCAAGGCGTACAATTATATCTATACAGCTAAAAATTTAGATGTTCTAAATTTTGATATTAAGTTTAATGCATCTTTCTATTCTGCAATGTCGGCAGACAATACAAAAAATAACTCAGGACAGCAACGTGCAAAAGAGTCGTCCGGCGCAAATGCTGCCCAAGACGCTCAGCCAGCCGATCCTGCAGCAGGATCTAACACGCCATTAGAGGGAGAAGCAACAAAAGAAGTACGGTATGATCAAACTAAAACAAACACCGGCACCGGCACCAGCGGCCGCGACACTCCAGAAACAGCAGCAGCTCGAAATTTTCAAAATAATATTTTAAATAGCCCGTTTGACATGATACAAGCTAACCTAACTATTTTAGGTGATCCTTATTTCTTAGGGGATAGTGGTATGGGGAATTATACAGCCGCTAAATCTCAATACGAGAACATGACAGCAGATTATAGCATTGATTATCAAACTGGTGAAGTTGATATTACTGTGGATTTTAGAACACCAATTGATATTGATGTAAGTAAAGGTGCATATAAATTTGGCCCCACAAAATTAATAAATCAGTTTAGTGGGTTATACCAAGTGCTTTCGATCGAAAGCACGTTCAATCGTGGTAGATTTATACAGAACCTAACAGTGGTTAGACGTGCCGGACAATCTTCAAATCCTTCAGCAGCCGAAGGCGCTGAAGTTAAATTACTACAAGATAATCAAAATGTAAAACCAGCAGTAGCAGACGGTGCAACCGGTACTGGCGAACTTAGAACGCCGGCAGAAATACAACAAAGCACTGATCTTGCAGGATTTGAAGGATAAACTATGGCAGAAGATACAAGAGAACTTGCATCCGAAGGAAGAAAAACAGACCCAGGACCATTCTTGGCCAAAGTTATAAGCCACCACGATAAAAATTACATGGGCATTCTTGAAGTCCAAGTATATAGAGAAGTTGGTAACGACGATGCAGCAGAAGGGCAATTACTACAAGCAAGATATCTAAGCCCATTCTACGGAGTTACTAGCGTTGATTATGTTAGTGATGCCGAAGACACTTACGATAACACACAAAAAAGTTACGGTATGTGGATGATTCCTCCGGATGTAGGATCTACTGTAATGATTATCTATGTTGAAGGACAGGGCTGGTTTTGGATGGGGTGTGTGCTTGATGATAAAATGAATTTTATGACACCGGGCTATGCGTCTACATTTTTCAATGTAGAAGACTCCAGGACCACTGATAAAGAACGAGTACCAGTTGCAGAATATAATAAAGTTATCGGCGCTGAAACTCTTGACTCAACTAATATTACTAAACCAGCAACACCGCAAGAAGTTGTGTTAGACGATCAAGGATTATTAGAAGACGACACTCGCGGAATTACTTCAAGCAGTGCTCGAAGAGAAACGCCGTCAATGGTCTTTGGAATTTCGACACCGGGTCCACTTGATAAACAAAACGGCGCAAAAACTGGTGCTGTTGGTAAACGCGAATATAGAAATCAAAATGCATTTGTATCAAGACTTGGCGGCAGTAGTTTTGTCATGGATGACGGTGACGATAAATTTTTACGCAAAACAACAGCAAGCGAAGGCCCTCCGGACTATGCAAGAGTAGAAAATCAAGAAGATGATGGAGACCCCACGTTATTACATAATGAGTTAATGCGATTTAGAACTCGCACAGGGCATCAAATCCTAATGCATAACACTGAAGATTTGATCTACATTGGTAATGCACGTGGCACTACTTGGATTGAAATGACCAGTGACGGCAAGATAGATATATTTGCACAGGACAGTGTTAGTGTACATAGTAAAAACGATTTAAATTTTTATGCAGATCGTGATATCAATATTGAATGTGGTCGCAATTTTAATACTAAAGTTCGTGGCGAAAAACATACCCATGTAATTGAAGACCAGATTTTAATTGTTGACGGTAATCAAAAAATTCATGTTAAGTTAGATGTTGACAAAACTTATGAACAAAATTATACACATCATGTTAAACAAGATGTTAACAAACTATACGATCAAAACTACTTACAGCATGTATTAGAAGATGTAGATAAAGTATTTGACGGTGCATATCAACACAAAGTGGGCGGAAGTTTTGACTTTAATATTGGCGGGCACAATTTTCAAACTTCTGGCGGGAATACGGAAATCAAAGCAGCCAATACTACCGTATCTGGCGGCAACATAAATTTTAACGGCCCAACTGCGTCAACAGCCTCTGAAGCAAGTGTCGCAAGTGAAGCAGAATTGCCTCAACGTTTAAAATTACATAATCTATCAGATGAATCCGGTGAGTTTGTAGAAGACGTCATACCTCCAAGCATTATGCGACGCATACCAACATTTGAGCCGTATCCGTACCATGAAAACTTAGATCCGTTAAAAGTTAAGCCAGAAGAAACTGACAGAGACCTAGATGATAGATATGAAGATACTGATGCAGAGCAAACATCGGACCAGTCAGATTTTTCAGAGACAATGATTAGTCCTGCAGATGCGTGGAAGCAATACTCTACGATTGAAGATACATTTGTTAGATTTAGTCCCGACGAAGAAGAAGAAGAATAACGAGCTTAAATACTATTATGTCAGCTAATCCTAAACTATATGATAAAATTGTCTTAACGGGCAATAAAACTCAACAAAATGTACCTGGTACAAAAACGTACAAAGGATTTAGCACGATATCACCTGATGCAACTAGCTTTGCATTATACGATCTTGCGCTGATTAAGCAGGATATTCTCAACCACTTTCATATACGTCAGGGTGAGAGATTGAATGATCCAACATTTGGTACAGTAATATGGGATGTGATATTTGAACCATTGACTGAAGATCTCAAACAGTTAGTTGCTAAAAATGTTGAAGACATTATTAACTATGACCCTCGAGTCCAAGCCGATCAAGTTATTGTTACACAGTATGAAAGTGGTCTTCAGATTGAATGCAGATTAACCTATCTTCCATACTACATACAAGAGTCCTTACAGCTGAAATTTGACCAAGCTAATGGACTTATGAATTAACCACACACATAATAAACTACGCTAAATACTCAATAATTGGGAAGGGCGTATGTCAGCAACTGATCGACAAAATAGATTACTGGTAGCAGAAGATTGGAAACGTATATACCAGACGTTTCGTAGTGCAGATTTCCAAAGCTACGACTTTGAAAATCTTCGAAGAGTAATGATTAATTATATCCGTGAAAACTACCCGGAAGATTTTAACGATTACATTGAAAGCTCAGAGTATTTGGCCCTAATTGACCTAATTGCATTCCTTGGCCAAAGCATCAGTTTCCGCACAGATTTAAATGCTCGCGAGAACTTTTTAGAACTAGCAGAACGTCGTGACAGCGTATTGCGCCTAGCAAGATTACTCAGTTATAACCCAAAACGTAATATTGCAGGAGCTGGTCTATTAAAATTTACAGCAGTACAAACCACGCAAACTGTGATTGATTCTAACGGCAGAAATTTAACAAATCAAGTAATTGGATGGAACGATCCAGCTAACGCTAACTGGTATGATCAGTTTATTAAAGTTATAAATGCAGCACTTCCCGCAAGTCGACAGTTTGGAAATGCCGACGATAAGGCAGACATATACGGCATTTCCACAGAGCAATATCGCTTCCAAGGGTCTAACATTAATGTACCTGTGTACAGTTTTGCCAAAGCAATTGACGGAAGAAATATGACCTTTGAAGTAGTATCTACTACGTTTAAAGGCGCAGAAGAAATATACGAAGAACCACCTGCCATTGGCAATAGATTAGCGTTTGTTTATAGAAATGACGGAAGAGGCGCCGGCAGTACTAGCAGCGGATTTTTCCTTCATTTCAGACAAGGATTATTAAATCAAGGCACATTTACTATTGATCAGCCAGCAACAAATGAAACAGTTGACCTTGATGCGGTCAATGTTAATAACACTGATGTGTGGCTATATCGTTTAGATCAAAATAGTCTTGAATCAGAATATTGGGCCAAAGTTCCTAATCTTGAAGGTAATAACATTATCTATAATAGTCTAACCAAGTCTATTAAAAATATTTATAATGTTATTACTAGATCAAATGATCGTATTAGTCTAATATTCAGTGATGGAACTTTTGGCAATCTACCAAGAGGTACATTTAGAGTTTACTATCGCGCAAGTAACAGCATTAGCTATACAATTAATCCTCGCGATGTAAAAAACGTATTAATATCGGTTCCTTACGTGTCTAATGTAGGGCAAGCAGAAACACTAACACTAACTCTAAGTTTGCAATCATCCGTAAGTAATTCTGCAGAAGCTGAAACAAATACTAGTATTAAAAATAATGCACCAGCAACCTATTACACACAAAATAGGATGATTACTGCTGAAGATTATAATGTAAGTCCGTTAGGGGTTAATCAAGAAGTTGTTAAAGTTAAAGCAGTTAACAGAAGTGCCAGCGGCATTAGCCGATACTTTGATTTAATTGATCCCACTGGAAAGTACAGTAAGACAAATTTGTTTGGCGACGACGGCGCACTTTATAAAGAAGAATTTACATCTAGTTTTAGATTTAACTATACTAGTCGTACCGATATTGAAGCAATGATTTATAATCAACTGAACGAAACTTTAAAAACAAATCAATTGCGAGATTTTTATTACTCTAAGTTTTTTAGAATTGCCACCGACTCATTAAGTGTTAATTGGTATAGTAAGACAACAGACACAAATCAGTCAACAGGGTACATTGGAGAATTTGAATTACCATATAAACTTGGAACATATACCAGCACTAATTTACGATTTGTTGCCGCAGGTGCGTTATTAAAATTCACAGCACCTGCCGGATACTATTTTGATAGAACCAACGACAATGCAAAAACTTTTGGCTCAGCATCGGTTGCCAACTCGACTACTACGTTATGGGTAAAAGTAATATCAGTATTGGGCGACGGAACCAACGGCGGCAAAGGCGCCCTAGATGACGGATCTGGCACAATTATATTAAATGATATTGTTCCTGAAGGTGCAGTATTGTCTGAAATTATTCCTGCATGGAAAGCTACAATTAGTACAACTGTAATCTCTACCATGGTAGATTTAGTATTTTCTAATAAGCCGTTTGGATTACGATACGATATAGAAACTGCTACTTGGAAGATTATATTTGAAGTAAATTTAAATTCTCTAGATAATTTTAACCTTGGTAAGCAAGGAGATAATTCCAACCAGCAACTAGATTCAAGCTGGTTAATATTGTTTACTACTGATACTGAATTTTACACAGTTGCTTCTCGACAACTACGATATATCTTTGAAAGCGATAAGCAGATTCGATTCTTCTTTGACGCAAGTGATAAAATTTATGATACTAGAACAAACACTATTGTAAAAGACAAAATCAAAGTACTGGGAATTAATACAGCACCTCCAGGTTTTATTAATTCATTCACTTATGATCGTGATTGGGAAATTACCGAAGAGTATACTGGGTTAGATGGATATGTTGATACAAAGAAAATTCAAGTTACTTTTAGCGATACCGACGATGACAGTGTAGTTGATAATCCAGAATTGTTTGAAGAAATTATAGATCAAGAAGACCCGCTTAACCCAGTTACAGATAATAAAAAATATGTAATACTTGAAAGGTATGTAATTGCGCAAGGCCAAGAAGATTACAAACTTTTTGACAACAGTGGCAATACAATTATTATTTTAGGCACTCAGCCAACACTAACATCAAGTTATACAGACGGCCAATATTTTTACTTTAAAGATGCAATGGTTGTTAAAAGACTTAATGCTAGTACATCTACATTTACATTATCATTAAATTACAAGGTATACAATGGCCGAAGAGATATTAAGTTTCAATATATTCATAATGCAGATTATGAATCTCGCATAGATCCTGGATTAACAAACATTATTGATACTTTTGTATTAACTAAACAATACGATAAAACATACCGACAGTGGTTGTCAGGATCACGAACAACTGAACCCCTAGCACCGAGTACTGATTATTTGTATACATTACTATCCACAGATCTTAATAAAATTAAATCTATTAGTGATGAATTAATTTATCATCCAGTAAAATACAAAGTATTATTCGGTGAGAAAGCTTCATTGGATGTACAAGCAACTTTTAAAATTGTAAAAAATTCAGAAGTTGTTATCAGTGATAACGATATCAAGTCAAGAGTATTGGCAGCAATTAATGAATTCTTTGCTCTTGAAAATTGGGACTTTGGAGATAGTTTTTACTTTAGTGAATTGTCGTCGTATGTAATGAATCGCCTAACTCCTAATATTGTAAACTTCTTAATAGTACCTAAAGATACTACACTAACATTTGGTAGCTTATATGAAATACGATCTGAAAAAGATCAAATTTTTATTAACGGTGCAACTATAGACAATATTGAAATTATATCAGCAGTGACTGCTAGTAAAATTAATAGCAGCGGAACAATAACTATGACAACATCTACATTGAGTACACAGTCTATTACTAGTGGGAGTTATTAATGGCAAATAACGATCAAAACGAATCAGGTCTTCCATTATCGGGTAAAGATAACAGAGATTCTGCTAGTTTACTGCCACGAATTTTTAGAACAGATAGTAACAAAAAGTTTTTACAGGCAACATTAGATCAGCTTACTCAACCGGGTACTGTTAAAAAAGTTAATGGATATATTGGACGTCAAAATGCAAAAGCAGTAACATCTGCTGATATTTTTGTAACAGCCACTGACACTGCTCGTCAAAATTATCAACTAGAACCAGTTGCAGTTATTCAAGATTATCTTGGAAATACTAATTTTTATAAAGATTACATTGATCATATAAATCATGTTGACGTATTTGGTGGCAATGTGTCAAACCACGAGCGGCTAAACAGCCAAGAATCATACTCGTGGAATCCGCATATGAATTGGGATAAGTTTGTCAATTATCAACAATACTACTGGTTACCTTACGGTCCACTGCCCATTGAAGTTGCCGGACAACAGCTAGCCATAGAAAGTACATATACAGTTGACGCAGTTGACGAGTCGGATAATTATGCATTTCTATTCTCTCCTGACGGACTAACTCGCAATCCTACATTGACATTATATAGAGGACAAACATACACGTTTGTTATTAATTCGCCGGGCAATCCCTTTAGTATTAAAACTACTAGAGTTTCTGGAAATCTTGAAAGATATACAATCGGGGTATCTGGTAGTGCAGTAGAGTCTGGAACAATAACATTCACAGTCGGAGTCAATGCGCCCGACGTATTATATTATGTTAGTGAGAATAGTGTAGATACTGGGGGAGTATTCCATGTATTAGACATTGATGATAATACTTACTTGAATATTGATGCTGACGTATTAGGTAAGAAGACGTATACTATGAGCAGTGGAATGCCGCTATCAAACGGAATGAAGTTAAAATTTACAGGCAACATTTATCCTATAAATTATGCATCAGGTTATTGGTATGTAGAAGGAGTGGGTACTGCAATTCGATTGGTTTCTGAAGCTGACGTAGAAATTATCAGCAGCTACTCGCAAGAAAAAGCATTATTATTTGACGACGATGCTTTCGACCAAAGTCCATTTAGTACAGCAACCTCCTTTCCACAGAATAAAGATTATATCTTAGTTGCTCGCGGTAGTCCGGATAGAAATCAGTGGAGCCGATACAATAGATGGTTCCATCAAGATGTAATTACGGCCGCATCGATAGCATTAGGACAAGTACCCACTCTTGACCAATCCGCCCGTGCAATCCGCCCTATCATTGAATTTGATGCCGGACTAAAATTATTTAATTTTGGACACCAAGCAAAAACTAATGTTACGCTAATTGATACATTTACAACAGATGCATTTTCCTCAATTGAAGGCAAGTTAGGATACAATATTGACGGAGTAGATCTAGCTAGCGGTATGAGGGTTTTATTTGCTGCCGATACTGATTCATTAGTAAAAGATAGAATTTTTGATATTAATTTTGTTAATGTTACAGTTCCCGGAAGACAAATAGGATTTTATGCATTATTGGGAATTGATCCTATAACCGATATTATCACTATTGAAATTAATACGCTAACTGGTGAGATCGGCCACGGGCTAACAACTGGTAATCAGGTACTGTATCTTAACAATGGCAACACTAGTATCTCTGGGTTAACTAACAGAAAAGCATATTACGTATCGGTAGTTAATTCAACACAAATTAAATTATATGTCGACAAAAACTTAACAGTAACCGCAGACATTTTTGCCACAGGCTCCGACGTTCACAAATTAGAAGTGTTTGCAGGCGCTCGCCGTCAGATCAACTTGGTAGAAGCTGCTGACAGTATTCCTTTAGAAAATGAAACTGTACTAGTAGAGCAAGGGTTAGTCAATCAAGGACTAATGTACTGGTACACAGGCACAGCATGGAAATTAGGGCAAAAGAAAACACTAGTTAATCAATCGCCATTATTTGACGTATTTGATTCTGATGGCACTAGCTACGGAAATGCATTAGTATATGACGGAACAACCTTTACCGGAAATAAAATATTTTCATATAAGTTAGGAACTGGCACTAACGACAGTGAACTAGGATTTCCCTTAGCTTATCAGAATATAAACAACATTGGTGACATTGCGTTTGAATTTACTTTGCTATCAGACAGCTTTAATTACAAAAGCGTAGTTGACATTATTACTAAAAAAACTGATGTTGGGTTTTTAAAGTCTGTAACAAGTTTAACAGTTTTTGATTATGTTAACGGTTGGAAGACTACAGAAATAACACATTTACAACCTATTATTAGAATTTTTAAAGAAAGTGGGCTAGTTAATAATTTTCCTATTGATGTTTATTCTAACGTAGATGATTTAGATGATTTAGAAGTTAGAGTATATATTAACGGAAAACGACTAGCTAGATCTGCGTATACTATTGCTACTGGTAATATTAGAAAATATGTATTATTAACAACCGCCGTTGCAACTACAGACGTTATAACATTAAAATGTTTAGCAGCACAGCAAAAAAATGATAACGGATATTATGAAATTCCAGTTAATTTACAAAATAATCCGCTGAATGACAATCTATCTGAATTTACATTGGGTCAAGTAATTGATCACGTGGACTCAATAATAGATAACATTACTACATTTGTCGGCACATACCCAGGTACCGGTAATTTACGGGACATTGGAAATATTACACCGTCCGGCACAAGATTTATTCAGCACAGCGGCCCAGTGAATTTAAGTTTATATCATCTTGGATCGTCGACCGCAAACGTTTTCAAGGCGCTTGAGCAAGCAAGAGATGATTACAGTAAATTTAAAAGAGCATTTATTGTAACAGCGTCAAGTTTGGGGATTGACACTGATCCTCAACGCCATGTTGATTTTGTATTAGCAGAATTAGCAAAAGATAAATCTACTTCACGACCATACTATCTATCGGATATGTATGGCTACTCAGCATCTACATTACTTGAATATACAGTCCTTGATGCTCGTACGAAAGTGTATCCATTAACAACTGCATTTAATTTAACAGTATTATCTAATAAGTCTGTTAACATTTATCTTAATGAAGTGCAGCTTATTGAAGGCATTGATTATGTTTTTGGCACTGACGTATTTTTTGAAATATTAACAGACTTAGTCGACGGCGATACAATTGTTGCTGTAGAATACGAAAGCACTGACGGATCATTCTGTCCCGCAACTCCTACTAAATTAGGATTATATCCTAAGTTTGTCCCTTCAAAGTTCATTGATACAACATATGCAGAACCAACAGAAGTTATACAAGGACATGACGGTAGTATAACAATTGCGTTCGGCGACTATCGCGACGATTTAATATTAGAATTAGAAAAACGTATCTTTAATAATATTAAAGTACAGTACGATTCAACTATTTTTAATATATATGATCATATTCCTGGATATGATAGAGTAACTACGTATTCAAAAGAAGAGTTTGAAGACATATTGGGAACATTTTTCTATCAGTGGACTACTAATGTTGGAACGGATTATGCTAAACAAAATGCCGAATGGTGGGACAGACTAAATCCATTCACATTTAATTATCGTGGAAATTATACCCCTGACGGGGTATCTGTGCCTGCATTTTGGAGGGGTATTTACCGTTGGGTATTAGATACCGATCGCCCACACACTCATCCGTGGGAATGTTTAGGATTTAGTATACAACCAAAATGGTGGAAAGAAGTATATGGACCAATTCCATATACAAGCGACAATTTAATCATGTGGGATGATATTCGTCAAGGCATAGTTAAAGAACCAGGCCGACCTATTAGACGTTTGGAAAAATTTGCAAAATCAATATTAGCAAAGGGAGTTCCGGTAGACAATGCTGGCAACTTGCAAAACCCAGTTGATGCTAATTTTGTTAACGGCACAATTAAACCTACGGCTGAAGGATATTATACATTCGGAGATGTGGGCCCAGTTGAATCAGCATGGCGTCGTTCGGGGCATTATCCGTTTGCAGTTATTCAAGCAGCCCTATTATTACAACCTAATAAAGTTTTAGGAACATGTTTAGATCGAAGCCGTATAGTCCGTAACCTTAGTGGACAATTTGTATATGCCGATACAGGATTACGCATTCGACTTGCTGATATTGTACTGCCATCTACAACATTAAGTTCAACAAGGGTACTAACATCTGGTCTAATTAATTATATAATTGATTTTATGACTAATGATACAAGTGTATTGATCAACCAATACCAAACAGATTTAGATTCATTAACTAATAATCTCGGAGTCAAGTTAGGCGGATTTACTGCAAAGAGTAAATTTAAATTATTATTAGACAGCAAGAGTCCTACAAGTACAGGCGGGGTGTTTGTTCCAGAAGAAAATTACACTGTTTTTCTAAACACATCTTCAGCAGTTAAAAAAGTTGTATATAGCGCCGTGGTTATTACAAAACATCCTGACGGATTTGAAATTACCGGGTATTACAACGAACAGCCGTATTTTAACTACCATCCATGGATGGATTCGGGAAGAACTATTAATGTTGGGGGTATTTCTGACAGTTATATTATATGGTCGGCAGGAAAACAATATGCCTCCGGAATCATTGTAAATTATAATAATCAATTTTATAGGGTAAACATTACTCATACGGCTACTGATACATTTGATAGTACGCTGTTTTCAAAACTTGCAAGGCTCCCAGTGTCGGGAGGTCGTGACGCAAATATTCGAAAAGCGTGGGATATTACAACAAAACTAACTCTGGGATACGGCACAAAATTATCCACGGTACAAGATGTAGTTGATTTCCTACAAGGGTACGGAGCATACTTAACAGATCAGGGATTTGTGTTTAACGACTTTAACACAGAATTAAAATCTATTACTAATTGGGAAACTGCTGTAAAAGAATTTATGTTTTGGACAACTCAGAACTGGGGAGCCGGCGCAGTACTTTCTTTAAGTCCGTCGGCAAACAGACTATCAATAGTAACTACTAACAGCGTAGTTAACGATCTGCTAGATCCTTTCTTTGGATATAAAATATTTAGAGTAGACGGTCAAAAATTAGAACCCGAATTTACTAACACATATAGAAATTCCGAAGCTAATGAGTTTTCAATAACCCCGTCTAACACAACTCACGGCATATATGGCGCTGTATTTTTTATGATACAGAAAGAACATGCATTAATTTTAGATAATACAACATTGTTTAATGATGTAATATATGACCTTGAGCCTGGATATCGACAAGAGCGCATTAAAGTTATTGGATATGTTAGTCAAAATTGGAAAGGCGGATTTAATATTCCCGGATTTATATTTGACCAAGCTAAAATTAATGATTGGACTCCGTGGGTTGATTATAAGTTAGGCGACATCGTAAAATATAAAGAGTTTTATTATTCAGCGTTGTCAACTCTTCCAGGAGCACAACAATTTGCTGCGGCAGATTGGGCAATATTGGCAGAAAAGCCGACATCAAAGATGGTAGCTAACTGGGATTACAGAACAGAACAATTCACCGACTTCTATGATTTAGACACTGATAACTTTGATGCTGAACAACAAAAATTTGCTCAACATTTAATCGGATATCAGAAACGTCAGTATCTTGAAAATATTATTAAAGACGATGTAAGTCAATATAAATTTTATCAAGGAATGATTATTGAGAAAGGCACACAAAATGTGCTTAATAAATTATTTGATGTACTAAGTGCTGACGGCATGGAAAGTTTAACATTTAATGAAGAATGGGCAGTACGTGTTGGCGATTACGGAGCAGTTACCGCATTTGCCGAAACAGAATTTATGCTAGACGAATCAAAGTTTAAAGTTAATCCTCAGCCAGTTGAGCTAGTATCGGCCATTGATCCTACAGTGATAGATTTTGTGTATAGACAACGTCCGTCAGATGTATATATTAAACCATTAGATTATAATAACAACATATGGACTGTGACTGGCACTAAACAGTATCTGCGTACTCCCGGATTTGTTAGATACGACGATGTAAAATTAAGTGTTGATGAGTTAAGTGATGCAGTACAATATGACATTAGCACGTTTATCGAGGGCGATTATGTTTGGTGTGCGTTTGAAAACAAGTTAAACAGCTTTAATGAAAAATGGAATGTATATCGATTTACTAATAGTGTGTTTAATGTAGAAGACGTAACGTATGCAGCTGGCGTTTTGTCTATTACATGTGATAGGATTCCCAACATCACACCCGGCGACATACTGGGCATTGAAAACAATGAGTTAGTCAAAGGGTTCCATTCGGTGTATTCGGTAGAATTGCGTACTATTAATATTAAAGTGACAGTTGCAGGATGGGAAGCACCGGTTGATAGCACACAAATCTCACTGTATCAGTTCCTACCGTGCTTGTTTGATAATATTGAAAATGCAAACGACAACTTACCGACAGTTATCAAACCTGGTGAATTACTGTGGGCAAAAGATTCCGGTAACGGTAATTGGGGAGTGTATGAAAATACTAAAGTGTATGGTGTTTCTAAAATTGACCTTGCCACAGTTCCAGATATTACTGGTTTAAATTTTGGAAAGAAAGTAACATTATCACAATCGGGAATAACGGCAATAGTTACCGATGCAGATCAAGTAATTATCTTTGAAAAATATTATTCTACCTCTACCACATATAACTGGATTCAAAATCAATCAATAGTAATAGATACCTCAATTGCTGATATAGCAGCCCAAGAGTTTGGCTCTGAATCTGCACTATCTGCCGATGGCAAATGGTTAGCTATTGCTGCTCCGTATGCATCTAATGTTGATAGTAGCGGATTAGACAATCAAGGATATGTTTCTCTTTATTATAATACTCCCGGCACAGGGTATGTTTTTGTTGAGTATATTATTAGTCAAACTCCGGATGACGACGAGCTGTTTGGATCTAAATTAGCATTTGCTAAAAATGGCAACACTTATATTTTAGCAATATCGGCTCTTGATAAAGTATATTTTTATCAAGTAACAACAGGAACATGGGCTAATTATGTAACTGCATTGCCGATAATTGATGTATATAATATTGCAATATCTGCTACCGGAAACATGTTTGTTGCAGCCGCACCAATTGCAAATGATAGTGCAGGTGATGTATATGTATATCAAATAGGTGAAACTGGATATGATTTGTTTGATACCTTATCAGGTGCTATAGGTAACAGATTCGGCGAAAGTATAGCAATATCTCAGTCTGCTGATTATATTGCAATTGGCAGTTCATTAGTTGATGTAACAGAAGTTGACCAAGGAGCAGTGTACATTTATACGCTTGATCCTACACAGTACACTTTATATCAAAGTATTGTGAGTCCCGCAAAAGAACGAGGAGAGCAGTTTGGAGCCGCAGTATACTTTACTAACAATGATACTACATTAGTAGTACTTGCAAAACGTGGCGACTTAAACAGAATAGGGACTGTGGACGTTTATACAAGGTTATTAGAAGGCGCCGAAGCAGTTCATGGTAGTAGATATATTAATGATCCTGCATCGCCGCTTCGAAATTCTCCAACTACATTTGATAACAACACTCTTAGAATAGTTAATAAACAAGTAGATACTGGTCGAATTGACGTGTATGATATGTATGGTTCTAAATTCTTGTATGGTGAAAGTCTTGATGCTGATATTGTTGCAGTAAACGGCAACGGCTACGGGGCATCAATTGCAGCAGGTAAGGACACTATCTTAGTTGGCGCACCTAGAGACAATTTATTAGTGGGAGCAGTATATTCTTACTCAAAGGCTGCTACGTCTACTTCCTGGGAACTATACTATCAAGAACAACCAAGACCAAATATTTCTAATGTTAAAAAAGCGTATCTATATAACAGAGTAACTAACAGTATAGTAACATATCTTGATGTAGTTGACCCAATACAAGGAAAGATCCCTGGACCAGCCGATCAAGAAATTAGATATAAAACATACTTTGACCCCGCAACATATTCTATAGGATCTGCTTCCGTTAATGTCGATAGCGGACTAAACTGGACTAAAAATCAAATAGGTATGTTGTGGTGGGATTTGACTCGTGCTAAGTTTTTAGATAATCAAGGCGGTGAAGTTGTATACAGATCAACAACATGGAATAAGTTATATAAAACTGCCAGTATTGACATTTACGAATGGGTTGAAACAAAATATTTGCCAAGTGAATGGGACAAATTAGCCGACACTGTTAAGGGGTTAGTCACTGGCATCAGTGGCACAAGCCGGTACGGAGACGCAAGTTATAGTGTTAAGAACAAGTATGATACTGTGGGGCAAAAATTAATTCCGACATATTATTTCTGGGTTAAGAATAAAACAGTAACACCTAATGTTGCAGGAAGAACATTGTCAGCTGACAATGTTTCTAAATTAATTGCTGACCCTATCGGATACGGGTACACATGTGTTGCACCAACAGGCGTAAATAGCTTTAGCTTAGTTAATGTTAACAAAACTGTTCAGGGAACTGATGTAGTATTGAATTTCCAAACATGGTTGATTGACAATCACGAAATTAATCTACACAGTCAGTGGAAAATTATAAGCGAGCACGGTAATACTACTATTCCTAAGAATATTGAAAATAAATGGATAGATAGTTTGATTGGAAAAGATAGTAACGATCGAGTAGTACCTGATACTAACCTGCCAGTAAAAAATAGATACGGGACTGAATTTAGACCACGTCAAGGAATGTTTATCAATCGAGTTGAAGCTCTAAAGCAATACATAGAACATGTAAATTATGTACTACTGGAAAATTTAATTGTTGACGAGTTTGACCTAAGTGATCTACTGCTATCTGACCCCTTACCATCTACAGTTTCTGGATTATGGGATACTACAATAGATTTTGAGACTGAGTTAAAATTTATCGGTACAGCAACATTAGTTCAAGCAAGATTAACTGCTGTTACTGAAAATGGAATTATAACTGATGTATTAATAGATAATCCCGGATACGGATATAACAATCCTCCTTTGATTAAAATTAGCAGTTCGGGCGTTGGTGCAATATTAACAGCAGTATTAGATGCTGTCGGTAGAATTGTTTCTGTTAAAATACAAAATCAAGGTCGCGGATACTTTGACGATACTATCTTGTCAATTAGACCGTATTCTGTATTAGTATTAAGCGACACTAATTCTTTTAACAAGTGGAGTATATATGCATGGAATAGTAAAGATAAGGTGTGGGACAGATCAAGAAGTCAGTCGTATGATGTAACAAAATTTTGGAATTATACTGATTGGTATGCTACCGGATATACACAGTTTACAAAAATTGATCACTTAGTTGATAACACATATTATCTTGTAACTTTATCTGCAAATATTGGAAATATAGTAAAGGTAAAAAATATTGGCACCGGCGGTTGGCTACTATTGGAAAAATATAATGATTTAACAACTATCGATTACACACAAAACTACAAAGTAGTCGGTAGACAAAATGGAACCATTCAACTCTCAAGCAGTATATATACGTTTGTTAACTCGTCGATAGGATTTGATAATCAACTATTTGATGCATCATTATATGATAATTTTGCAGCAGCAGAATTGCGAATCATTATTACTGCTATTAAAGATAAAATCTTTGTAGATGATCTACGAGTAGAATATTTAAAATTGTTCTTCTCTAGTTTACGTTATGTATTGCACGAACAAATTTTTATTGACTGGGCATTTAAAACTAGCTTTGTAAAAGCAACTCACAATGTTGGTGAACTAAAAGAAAAAGTTACGTATAATAACGATAATTTGTCTAATTTTGAAGATTATATAAATGAAGTAAAACCTTATAGAACAAAAATTAGAGAGTATGTTAGCTTATACAATAAAACAGATTATGCTAGACAGTCAACTACTGACTTTGACTTAATTCCACTAGTTACTAATAAGTTAACAATTACTCCGATGAGTGTAACAGTTAGTAACGATGGAAGTATTAATGCAACTTCGAGTGACATTCTTGCGTACCCGTGGAAACATTGGTATGACCATGTGGGATTCACTATTCAGTCAATAGAAATATTTGACGGCGGCAGTGGATATATTAATCAACCTGTAGTTAGGATAGACGGAGGATTTGGTACAGGCGCAATGGCCAAGGCATATATTTCCAATGGTAAAGTTAACCGTATTAATATAGTTTCTGGAGGCACAGGGTATCTTAAAGCCCCAATAATTACAATTGATGGCGGATTATCAGAAGGTGGCACTCCTGCAACTGTAGTGGCAATAATTGAAAGTGAAGTGGTTAGATCTAATAAAATTACTATCAAGTTTGATAGAATAACTCGTGCGTATTATATTAGCGAAAAAACTGAAACTGAAACATTTACTGGTACTGGATCTCGTGTACAGTTTGCGTTAAAGTGGAGTCCTAGAATAGAAATTGGATCAGCATCTATTAAGTTATATCCAGTGGGCATTGATCCTGATGCACCGGGGGTAACCGGCATTGATATTTTACGCGGCGAATATGCATTAACCACTAAAAAATCTACAAGCAGAGGATACACTAGCTATTCGGGCTTGTTAAAATTAGACACAGCACCTAATGTGGGTGAAACTATTAGGATCACCTACGAAAAGAATTTTGAACATATGTCAGCAGCTGACAGAATTAATTTCTTCTATGAGCCATCAAGTGGTATGCTAGGAAAAGATCTTGCGCAGTTAATGCGCGGAATTGATTACGACGGAGTTCAATTACAAGGAATGGGATTTGGCGCAACTGGCGGATGGGATGCGCTTCCGTGGTTTAGCGATAGTTGGGATGGATTTGACTCTGCATTTGATGATAGAATCTTTACAGCAGGCGCCGGAGTTTACACATATGATTTACAATATGCTCCGGCAGTTGCTGAAATAGTTAACATATATGTTAACGGTAATCGCATTGACGATCCTGATTTTATAACATATCCAATGGCAGGTAAGCCGAATGTAGTAATGTTGCCAATTGAGGGCAACGGATCAACCGAAATATTTACTATACCCAACACATATTTGACTATTGCTGCCGGTGATAAAGTTGTATTCCGTAGAAGCACAAGTGACGGAAGTGTTCTTCCGCAACCAAATGAATACGACACGCAACTGCAAGGCGGTGCATTTAACGGATCGGTCTTAACAACTGCTACTGGATATGCCCCTGCAGATATTAATATTGATGGCGACGATTTTGTCACAGCAACAACAAGCCACGCTCCGGAGGAGATTGTGCCAGGGCATGTAACAGATGCGTTAGCAATTAAAGTGTTCCATAGACCAGCAAGTGGTGCTCCTAATATTTTGTTTAAGAACTATGTAGGCAACGGCATAAACACCACTTTTGTTGTGGGACAAAACTTTGCAACTGAAAGGGCAGTAATTGTTAAAGTTGGAAATATTGTAATTGAACAGACAGCTTATACTATTGACTGGCCGTCTAATTCTGTGATATTTGATCTTGCACCAATAGATAATTCAATAGTAAGTATAATAAGTGTCGGATTCAATAGTGATAATATTTTAGATTTAGATTATTTTATCGCCGACGGCACTACTACTGAATACGTTACCCGTGCTCCGTGGATTGATTCGGGACTAAGTTCTACAGTATTAGTTAATGGATTAGTAATTAGCTACGAACTATTTAGAACTGATTCTACATACAGTAGCCCTAATAGGACAGGAATTCGATTTGGCGCTCCGGTGACATTAAACGCACTTATTAACTATATGATAGATACTAGCACAACTATACAGACGGCTAGCGTAGTAAAGAGTCAGACTATTACAACAGACGGCTCTACTACAATTTATGATTTAGATAATTTAAGCCCTAACTTATTACCAGGCAGCGGGTTACAGCCATACGAAACAAATGTAATTGTGCGTAAAGGACAAGAAATATTACGTCCACCGACAGTAATATATTTCACAATGGCAGACAATGTATTGTCGTATGCAATTCCTTCACATAAATTTGCAACATACACAATTAACGCTACTGATATTAGAGTATATTCTGCTTCAAATAAGTTAGAACAGGGTATGGGATATGTTGTTGATTTGTTTGGAATTACAATTAACATTTCTCAAGCATCGTATGTTGCAGGAGATAAACTTGCAGTAGTAGTTGACTTATCTTCAGATTATACAATAACGGATGCAGGAACAATTGAGTTTACTGATATCTATCCTGTATCTACTGAGTTAGAAATAGTTACATTCTATAATCATATGCTATTAGATATAGATAGGACTACTGATATATTTGTTCCATCAGCTACATTAACTCCAGGCACAACTGATTATTATGAATTTACCAACAAGCTAGGCGGATATTTTACTCTACGCCGCCCTGCTGTATCAGATGATTTTGTATGGATTATTAAAAACGGCACGTTACTAACACATAGTGTTGATTATGTTGTAGAAAATGATCGAATAACTGTTAAATTAAAAGATTCACTAGAAGATACAGATGTAGTTCAAGTAATGTTGTTTACTGACAACGTTATACGGACGACATTTGGATTTATGCAGTTTAAAGACATGTTAAATCGAGTACACTACAAGCGTTTACGTGCAGACAAAGCATCAATACTAGCTGTTGAATTAATACAATCTGATATTGAAATTACTGTAGTAGACGGATCAATATTTTCTGTACCTAATCCTGTATTAAACTTGCCCGGTATTATTGAAATTAACGGTGAACGTATTGAATACTTTACTAAAGTTGGAAATGTTTTAGGTCAATTGAGACGAGGCACATTAGGAACAGGAACCCCTACAGTACATATTGTAGGAGAAGTAGTCCAGGACATCGGCCCAACTGAAACAATACCGTACACTGACCAAATTATTGTTGATACAGTAGTTAGTGATGGAGTTACTACAGAGGTGGGCAACTTAACATACATTCCAGAAAATACAAACGAAGTTGATGTGTTCGTGGGCGGATATAAGCTAAAGAAAGTTGCATATAGTCTGTTTGAAGAACTAAATGATCAGCCATACAGTTTAGAAGGGGACAGTACTTTCCCTGCAGAATTTAGTATAGGTGGAATAGATAATAGCGTCACGTTAACTACTGCTGCCGCCGACAATACTAAAGTGGTTATTGTTAAGAAAATAGGCAAAGAATGGGGCGATGCAGGTAAGAGTTTGGCAAATTCCGATAATAAGATCGCGAATTTCTTGAAGGAAAACACAACTGTTTGGCCACGATAAATAATAAACAATGAGAGATCAATATGCAAGGTAAAGACTTATCAGGAATTCATATAGAAGGTCATATTAAAATTTATGACCCTAAAACCCAAGAGGTTTTCATTAATAAACGTAATGCTATACACTACGAAAATATGAGCGTTGCGTTGGCAGAAAGTATTGCCAACTCTGGGCAAGGATTTATCTATGAAATTGCGTTTGGCAACGGTGGCACTACTGTGGATCCTACAGGTATTATCACGTATCTAACGCCAAATTCGACAGGAACAAGTGCTACATTATACAGCGAAACGTATAGTAAGGTTGTAGATGATCGTTCAGTAACTAATTTAGATCCAGTTAGAAATAAAATTGAAACTCGTCACGTAACAGGTACTAACTATACTGACGTATTTGTTACTTGCTTGTTAGACTACGGTGAGCCTCAAGGACAAGATGCATTTGACAACACTACTAACAATAATTCAGACTTTGTGTTTGACGAATTGGGGTTAAAGTCTTATAGTACTACTGGGAATAGCAAACTATTAACTCATGTAATTTTCCACCCTGTTCAGAAGAGTTTAAATCGATTAATCCAAGTTGACTACACTGTACGTATACAGAGTTTGACTGGACTAAGTGAGGTTGCATAATGTCATATAATATTGATCACTCTGATGCCCCAAACTACGGTAGTATTACGGTTGCCGATCAAACGATTAATCAAGAAACAAGTTTGACATTTGTGGGGAAGAATTATACTGGATATTCACAGTATATTGCAGAAAATTTCTTGCATTTATTAGAGAATTTTGCCAAGGCGTCTCCACCATCAAATCCACAAATAGGACAATTATGGTATGACACTGGATTGTTATCTAATCCAGCCCAGCCACAATTAAAAGTATGGGATAGCACTAACTGGATAGCCGCTGGTAACGTTAGAAAATCAATCAGCGCACCACTTGCTGCCACAGCAACCCTTGGAGACTTGTGGGTAGACACTGCTAATCAACAGCTATCTTTATGGTCAGGGTCTAGTTGGATTCTTGTTGGACCACAATTTAGTGAAGGAACACAGACTGGCCCTCGCATTGAAACTATTATTGATACAACAGCACCTATTGGTATTGGCCATACAGTAATTAGTCTAGTAGTAGCCGATGAGATTGTAGCGATTATTAGCAAAGATGCATTTACTCCAAAGACTACAATTTCTGGATTTGCAACAATTAAGCAAGGGATTACTATCTCTACTAAAGATTTTAACGGCAACGGCACTGTGCTTAATAAATTATGGGGAACTGCTGAGACTGCAAACAGCTTATTAGTGGGAAATAATTCAGTAGCAGCTATAAACTTCTTAAGAAGCGACGTTGCTAGTATTACTAATTACAGTCTTGGAATTAGAAATAATTCGGGCCTTACAATAGGGACAGATCTTTCAACCTCATTAACAACTACTCAAGTTGGTGAATCAGTTTTATATAATAAAACTGAAGGTTCGAGTGTCTTTATTAGAATTAGACAAAGCGGCTCTGATAAGGATGTTGTTACCGTGTCTGGAACAAATGTTGGTATTAATAAAACTAATCCTACAGAAGCGTTAGACGTAACTGGTATAATTAAAACAAGTGACAGTTTATTAATTGCAGGTACTACTAATGCAACTAACTTAACTACCGGCAGCTTAAAAACTGCTGGCGGCGCATCTATTACAAAAAACTTGCATGTGGGACAAAATCTTGTTATAACTGGTACTGCGGCAACTGGCGCACTAACAGTAACCGGCGCAATTGCTGCATCTGGCGCAATAACCGCACCTACAATGACCGCTACTACATTTAACGGAACGTTTGTTGGACAACTATCGGGTTCGGTAACAGGAACAGCATCTAGATTAACTAGCCCAACGGTGTTCAGTTTAACGGGAGATATGACCAGTAATTCTGTTAGCTTTACCGGACAACAAGTCGGCGGTATTGCTACGTTTACCACAGTTCTTAGCTCAGACTTTATTAATACTAAAACATCAGTTCTTGATTCTGTAATTTCTGATGAATTAATTATTCATAGGATTGGTACAGGATTAAGAAAAACTAATAAACAAACATTTTTATCAAATGTAGCAACAGTTCCCGCAGGTGCAATACTGCCCTTTGCCGGTATAACTGTGCCTAATGGATATTTGTTATGTGATGGTAGTGAGCAGTTAATTTCGTTGTATCCAGAATTATTTGCAGCAATCAGTTACACATATAAACCGTTAATTGATATATTAGGAGTATCAACATTTGGATTACCTGATTTAAGAGGAAGATTTCCCCTAGGTAAAGATAGTATGAATAACGAAACACTTGTTCCGTTATTACCAACTGGTGCCGCCACAGGTGCCACTATTAATCCAGCTGCAGATAGGGTAACTTCCGTTACTGCTGATACTGTTGGTATGTCTGAAGGTACAGAAGATACAACATTATCTGTGGGCAATCTTCCTCAACACAGGCACAACTTGCAAGGAAATTTAGGAGGGCAGTATTATGCATTTAGGAATACTTCGGGCGCACCTGATGATACAGATGCTTCGAGCGGATTAGGAGCCACTGCCACTGCCGCTGGACAGTACTTGACTAATAGCGGACCCATACAAACTACCGGCTCAATAGGAGTTCCATTTAGTACAATGAATCCGTACTTGACAATTAACTACATTATCTTTACTGGTAGGATTATATAATGACTTATAAGATTAACAAAACTGATGGGTCGCTAATTGCTGAAGTTATCGACAGTGCGATCGATCAAACAACTACCGATATTACACTCATTGGTAAAAATGTATCAGGGTATGGGGAGTTTATTAATGAAAATTTTGTAAAGGTCCTGGAAAACTTTGCCAACACTAGCCAACCTAATAATCCATTAGCTGGCCAGCTATGGTTTGACACTAGTGAAAACAGATTAAAAGTATATGACGGTTTTGGATTTAAAAATGGCAGCGGTCCTATAGTTTCTGGAACCGCCCCAATTACAGCTATACAGGGAGATTTTTGGATCGACAGTGCTGAAAATCAGTTGTATTTTTATACTGGTGCTTCTAGTAGACATCCTGCTAGTAAGATATGGAAAGATAGTCAAGGAATATCCGGGTTTGAAGTTGATACTATTTATGATACAAATAATGCTCCTCGAGTAATTCTTAAATTATGGGTTGCAACAACACTATTAGGTATTTTTAGTAAATATTCAACTCCTTTTACTCCTAGAGATGGCACCTCTGGACTTAGTGGATTTACCGGCACAATTTCTCCAGGTTTTAATCAAGGAACATTATCTGGGATGAAATTTCATGTTACTGCTACTACTGCCAACGCACTACTTGATGCATACGGTAACAGCAAAACAGTTGAGAATTTTATAACAACAAGTGGAACATCTACAATTGCAACTGATATTAACGGCTTCGGCACATTAGTAATTCAAAATGGTACTCCGTTGATTCTAGGACCAAGTGCTAATAGTGAAATCCGAGTAGATAACAATGCATTCCAAATAGTTAGTAATAATTCAGGGCAAGACTTTTTATTAAAAGTTAAAAATTCCAGTGGATTAGTTGATGCAGTCACAGTTAATAGTTTAAATGAACGTGTGGGTATTTTTAATAATGCCCCAACAGTGACCCTTGATGTTAATGGTGATGTCTTGATTAGCGGAAATTTGACAGTAAACGGTGCAACTACTACGATTTCAACTACTGAACTTACAGTTGAAGATAAAAATATTATTATTGCAAATGTAGGATCACCAACTAATATTACCGCAGCAGGCGCTGGCATTACTATTAGAGGCACGACCAATAAGACTATTGCATGGAATGACCACACTTCATATACTAGTTTTGATATCTCTGAAAATATTAACTTAGCAGCAGGTAAATCTTTATATATTAACGGCACAGAAATTTTAAACTCAACAGGTCTTAGCGCAGCAATTACAAGTGCTCCGGGTATTATAAGTTTTGGTCCGCAGATTGAAGTAACAGTTGACAATTTGTACTTAAATAATAATAGATTAAGTTCATTAGATACCGATGGCAATATAGAGCTTGCACCTGATGGCACTGGCAATGTTGTGTTAATCGGTAGCCCTAAAATTACGGGACTTGCTGATCCCACTAGTGATCAAGATGCAACTACAAAAATATGGACCGAAACATATACTAGAGCCCGCACTATTCCGTTAAGTTTAGATATTACTGGATTAAACAGTGCAGGAATTGCCGCAGTTTTAGATGATATTGCTCCTACATCATATTATGAAGAAGGTACTCGGGCTAGGATACATTGTACAGCTCAAGTAATTACATATCCTGCTGTAGTGTTAACTAATTCTACTAGCCCAGTTACTACTGGTGATTTTGTAAAACATTATATTGCAGTTGATAAAAACGGTGGGAACCAAAATCAGCCTGTATTAGAAGATTTTGATATAAATTCTTTAAATTTAGGCTCAGCAACCGTAACAGTAACTAGATCATTAAAGATCTTTGAAATACAGTCTAGCCTATGGACAGACATCACGGGTCCATAAAGCTAAATACTAACAGTTAAGGGGTAGATCGAATGGCGTATAGCATTGACAGATATAATGGGACAACACTAACCGTCGTTGAAGACGGCACCATCGACAATACGCTCGATATTAAACTTATCGGCAAAAATTACGCTGGATACGGTGAAGTCCAAAACGAAAATTTCTTACACTTGTTGGAACACTTTTCCAGCCCAACAGAGCCACCACGAAGAATTTCTGGTCAAATTTGGTACGATAGCAGCGTTAAGAAATTAAAATTTTATGATAGCACTAAGTGGCGCACAACAGGTGGCGCCGAGATTGGTCCAACTGCACCTACAGGATTAACTCAAGGTGATTTTTGGTGGGATACTGCTAACGATCAGTTATATTCATGGAGCGGAACAGAATTTATCCTAGTTGGACCTCAAGGAGTCTCAGGTAGCGGCACTACGCAGATGAAATCTCGTAGTGTTAGGGCTACCTCTGGAACAGGCGGAGCACTAGTACCAGTTATCCAAGCGGTAGTTGATGACACTACAATCTATATTATTTCTAAAGAATCGTTTGTAATTGATGATGCAGTACTGGGCAACAGTATTTCAGGGTTTGGAATTATTAAAGCTGGTATTACATTAAAAGATACTAACAATGCAGAAGGCATAACAACAACTGCAACTGAAGTGTTTCACGGAACTGCTACAAATGCGCTTGCACTGGGCGGAGTTACTGCTGACGATTTCCTTAGTATTCTTGACTTTGATTTTACCCCTGCTATTACCCCTGCGTTATTTAATAATGGCGGATTTACTGTAGGCGGCACAAGCGGAGCAGGTGTTGCTACTTTAACAGTTAATATTACTAGTAGTAATCCGTTAATTAAGTCTGCAACTTCACTGTTGTCCTTCCAGACAACATCAGGAAGTGTTAGAACCCCATTAACTTTATCTGATAATAATATTTTACCAGGTGCAGATAGCGTATCTAATATTGGATCTGCTAGTTTTAAATATGCAACAATTTATGCAACATCATTCAATGGTCCAGCAACTCAAGCTGACACGCTTAATGTTGGTGGAATATATCGATCAGCAACCGCAAATGCGGTAGTACACACTGTAGCAGCTCGAGACAACCTTGGCGATTTAACAGCTAATGTATTCCGTGGTATAGCTACTTCCGCACAATATGCTGACTTGGCAGAAAAATACCTTGCAGATCAAGAATATGAAATTGGCACAGTAGTTGTAGTAGGTGGTGAAAAAGAAGTCACTGCTAGCTCGTGGGGTAAACGTGCAATAGGAGCAGTATCTGCTAACCCAGCTTACATGATGAATAGTGAGTTAGAAGGCGGAACATACATTGCGTTAAAAGGCCGTGTTCCTATAAAAGTAAGTGGTGCTGTTCGCAAAGGCGACAGTTTAATTGCAGCAAATGACGGTTGTGCAAGTGTAGGAGTACATCATTCAAATGATGTTTTTGCCATTGCATTGGAAAGTAGTAACGATACTGGTGTTAAACTGGTCGAAGCAATTGTATTATAAGGGATAAAACATGTCAGCAGGTGTTGGGTCAACAATTGAAAAAGCCGATTACGATACAATTAAAGCTAAAGTAGATTTAGTTTTTGGTACAGGATCGGGACAAACAGGCTATGGTCAGTCTATAACCTCACCAACAGTATCTGCAGGATCTGTAATTTATGCAGCTAGTTGGCTTGCTTTGCGCAATGATATGGTAAAATGCCGTCAGCATCAAGGTATAACAGTAAGCAACGGCAGCGCAACCGACGGTGCAAATTTATTAGTACCAGCCAGCGGCAACTCCATTACAGAAGCATTGCGTAATCAATTTAATTTATTTTCAAACACTATAACTTCGGATAAATTCCTAATTGGTGCTTCACAATATTCAAGTGAAGGACTAATTACAGGAACTCGTTCAACAGCATGGAACGGAACTCTTACGCACACTGTAACAGTGTCAAGTACTGCTGATAATATGCGATATTTTTTTAATGCAGGCGGCAAGATTCGTGTATCCGCTAATAGATCCGGCGGCACATCAAGCAGCAAGAATACAACTTGGGATACCATGTTTACTCAAATGGGCGAGTTCGTTATGGATTACACTCAAACAACGGTTACTGGATCAAGTGCAACTGGCTCGGCAGTTGGATGGTTTGATCTTACAACATCTAATCAATTAATTGGTCAAAAAAGTGCCCCATCGGGATCATATGCAGAAAATAGATACTATGTATATGCCCGTAAAGATGCAGGGTCAACACAATTAATTTTAACTATTGAATTCCAAGACAACGACGTTGGAGATCCAAACGTTGACGAAAACGCAGACGGTACATTAAATAGCGTAGTTAGTCAATATCGTCCGTCCGGCGCAAACGTATCAGTCACCGGACCTTCTGCTAGTCAGTCAGGAATGTAACCCTAAACTTCTTAACAAGCTAATTACTATACTGTATAGTAAAAGCTCTGGAGGTTACTGTGGACGAACGATTAGAAAAAGCATTTCAAACAGCCAATTATATGACCACGTTGAGTAATCAACGCAAGGTTATTCTTGAAGAATTTCAACAAAGTCTTATCTATTATTTTCAAGGTGCAAGTTTCACTATTGAAAGAAATTTAATTACTTTTATCAGCACCCTAGTTGCCCGCAATACTACCGTTGCAGTAGTACTTGACGACAACAATATCCCAGTAGAAATACCCGATTTAAAATTGTTTTTAGACGAGATCATTTCTATCTATTTTAGTGCAACTAATGAATATTTGGTAAAATACAATCAAATTAGATCTAAACGCCGTGTTGGCGATTTAATAGCCCTATGACACGTGGCGTTTTAATATTTGCACAAAACAATGCAGAAATTGATTATGCAAAGATATCTGTGTTTGCCGCCAAACGAGTAAAAGAATATCTAGATGTTCCTGTGAGTCTAGTAACTGACAGTGCAGGATGGATTAACCAAAGCCAACCTGATGCCGAATCAGTGTTTGATCAAATTATAGAAATATGGACAGAGACACATCAGACTAAAAAATTCTATGACGGGTCCTTGGCTGCAAAAACTTTAACATGGAAAAACTTATCAAGGAGCGATTGTTGCGATTTGTCTCCCTACGATGAGACATTGGTTATTGACAGTGATTTTATCATTAGCAGTCCTACACTAAAAAATATATGGAACAATCAACAAGATTTCCTAATATATAAAGACAGCTTTGATTTAGCCAACTGGCGTGATGACCGTAGTTTTCGATATTTAAATCAACACTCAATTCCGTTCTATTGGGCCACTGCATTTTATTTTAAAAAGACCACAGTAACATGGGCATTCTTTGATCTAATTAAAAACATTAAATTAAATTGGAATTACTATCGTTTGTTATATAACGTAGACTCCACAGTATTTAGAAATGACTTTGCATTTAGCATTGCAATACATATGATGGGCGAAGATTTTGCAGCTCCGCTGCCGGGAAAGATGAACTATATTTTAGATAGAGATATATTATTAGAAATAGATAAGTCAAAATTAAAATTTCTAGTGGAAAAGAAAAACTATAATGGTGAATATACTGCTGTTAAAACTAGCAATCTAGATGTACATGTTATGAACAAATTTAGTCTTACTCGTTGCATTGATGGAGTAGTACATGAGTAAGGGCTTTTTAGTACTTGCTCAGAATAGTGATGTTGACTATATTAGACAAGCATATGCTCTGGCCCTGAGTATTAAAGCAACACAGCCTACTATTAATAATATTAGTATTGTTACTAATGATTCGTTACCGCTAGGTTTTTCTAAAGTATTTGATAAAGTTATCCCAATTTATTTTGGAGACTCAGCTGCAAATAGCACATGGAAAGTAGAAAATAGATGGAAACTTTACAGGTCAAGCCCCTATGATGAAACCATTGTACTTGATGCAGACATGCTAGTTTTAGATAATATAGAACATGTTTGGAAATTTGCTAGTGAACGAGATTTATTTTTTACATCGTCGGTTGTAGATTATAAATCACGTACAGTTGTTGATAACACATATAGAAAAATGTTTGTAGCTAATGATTTACCAAATTTATACTCTGGAATGTGTTATTTTAAAAAATCGCAACTTGCAGAAGATTTTTTTAAATTATTAGAATTTATTACTAATAATTGGAATAAAATATTTTATGAAGTTGCTCCTAAGAACATGCAGAACTTCTATAGTTTTGATGTATCAGTAGCCATTGCTGCTAAGTTAATGGGAATTGATGATATCATTACAAATAAAAACAGCCCATTTACATTTACGCATTTAAAGCCAGCATTACAAGGGTGGGATCCTATTCCACATTCTTGTCTAAGTCAATTATTAATTAATTTTACAGACGCTAGAGAGTTGTATCTAAATAATTTTAGACAACATGGTGTATTCCATTATGTGGAAGATGCATTCCTTACAGATACGATCATTGAGAAATTAAATGTATAATCCAGAAGAAGACATTATCCCTTATGAATTGTTAGCTCAGTCATTAGCATTGAGTACTGTAGTATTACCTTATCGAGTATATTTTGATAAAGACTCCGGCAACATTGTAAGTATTACTAATGAAGAAAGTACGGTGTATGACTGCTTTGTGGAGTTTGAATTTGATGTTATTAAAGACTTTTTAAATGGAATAAGTCAGTTTAAAGATTTTCAGATCACATTTATTGACCAAAATACTCCAAGAATTATTTCTAAATATGAAGATGATATTGCAGCAGTATTCCTGACCCGTGCTCCGTTAGTTACTAATTGGGACAGTATGTTTACTATTGAAAATTATCCTACATTTAAAAAATGGGGATTTCAAATACGCACAGATCAAAAAGAAATATTAAAAAAATATAATCTTAATACTACCCTTGAGATTTATATAATTGACAAACGTAACATGAATTTTATCTACAGAACTATTAAAGTTTCAATAAATGAATTAATTAAGAAAGACAGAGAAATTGTATACTATCATTCAGACAAAGAAGGCGATGTTGAGAATACCGTTGTCTTTGTCAAACAATTCTTTTCCTCAGTTGGACATTATATCATATCATGACACAAACAGTTAAAATTTTAGATTACGATATTATCTATCTTAGTTACGACGAACCAAATGCAGAAAAAAATTATGCAGATTTGTTAAAGAAGGTACCTTGGGCAAAGCGTGTGCATGGCGTTAAAGGTAGTGATGCCGCCCACAAAGCCTGCGCTCGTTTAAGTGATACAGATCGATTTGTTACGGTAGACGGCGACAATACTGTACGGGAAGATTTCTTAAATCAAGAAATTGATTTTGATGAGCATAAAGACTTATCTAAGTGTGTTATTAGCTGGGCAGGGTACAACGTAGTAAACGGTCTAATGTACGGCAATGGAGGTCTAAAATTGTGGCCTAAACAGTATGTTTTAGACATGAAAACACACGAAAATGCACCTGCAGACGACCCTAATGCACAAGTAGACTTTTGTTGGGATGCTGAGTATATTCAAATGAATAGTTGCTTTTCGGACGTATATAATAATGCAAGTCCGTTTCAATCATGGAGAGCTGGCTTCCGTGAAGGCGTAAAGATGTCACTTGAGCGCGGCGTTAAAACTGCTAACAAAGAATTTAAAAAAGAAATTCATTGGAAAAATTTAGATCGTTTGCGAGTCTGGCTTAATGTCGGCGCCGATGCAACCAATGGGCTTTGGGCAATTCTTGGTGCTCGTCACGGGTGTTATATGACCAACTGCACTAACTGGGACTATATACAGGTTAGAGATTTTGATTATCTTACCGGCCTATGGCACAGTGATGTAGAACATATAGATCTTGAAGACTCTATCAAAACCTATGGCGTCAGCTTGAAAAACGCACTCGATCTCGAGATAGCAGATTTAAATGCCGATGCTAGTAAATTTTTTAAATCAGTGCACCTTAATCAGTATCGTAAAGGTCATGGATTTTTGGACAAAGAATAATGTACGATATAGTATTTTATAATTCTAAACCTCTTCTTAATGAGCGTAAAAATCTCTTAATAGAAAAATATCCGTTTGCTAAATTTATAGAGTTTGATAGCACATTAACTAACACTGCTAATCTGGCTAAGAAAAATGTTCTTACTAAATTCTTTTGGTTTATAGATTCAAGCTATGACTCCTTAGATACAATGATAGAGTTTGAGCCTAAAAAATGGGATGGCGAATTTGTACATGTGTTTAAATTATTTCAAAAATACGCTGATAAATTTCAATGTTATCTAATTCCTAAAACTCATCAGATAGATACAAGTCAAGAGTTTTTTACAAATTTAAAATATATAAACAATTATGTAGTGCAACAAGATATAACTTATGATATATTTTTTCTATCCTACAACGAACCCAATAGTTGGGATAACTGGCAAATATTAAGCAATAGATTTCCGCAAGCTAAACGTGTATACGGTGAAAAGAATATCTACCTTAGTCATAAGGCCTGTGCAGAACAATCTACAACAGATTATTTTTGGGTAGTTGATGCTGACAATGAAGTGCTGGACACATTTAACTTTGACTATCATGTAGAAGATTATGACTTTGACCTAGTACATATATGGCACAGTCGCAACGAAATAAATGATCTCGAGTATGGTAATGGTGCTATCAAACTGCTACCTAAAATGTTATTTGACGTAACAAAAGACGGAGTTGACATTAGTACTAGTCTTAGTAATAAACTTAAGATTATGCCTATTGTGGCAAGTGTTAATAGATTTGCATCTAGTCCTTGGAATGCCTGGCGCAGTGGATTTAGAGAAGCAGCCAAGTTAGTCAGCAATGTTATTGCAAGATCAGATCAAGATGAAACTGCTAAAAGATTAGCAATATGGACTACTAAAGGATTAGACAGACCATTTGGGGAATATGTTATTCCAGGCGCTGTGTTAGGTATGCAATACGGTATAGAAAATAAAGAAAACCAGGACGCATTAATTAAAATTAATGACTGGTCCTGGTTATATGAGCAGTTTAAACTTAATGTTAAATTGCCGCTACGCCCTGAGTAACTAAACTAGCTGCCATTGGAAAAATAGCAGCAATTGCTTTTGCACAAGCAACAGCTACTTCTTGGTGTTCTTTTTGCGTACCGTTTGCACTGCGTAATTCAATAAAGTGAATCCAACTACGCAGTGTGCCATTCATGTATAAACGACTTTCTGTAAGGCCTTCGGGCAGTACAGCACGAGCTTGTTCTTTAGCAATACCGTTTTCAATAGCCCATTCGTAGGCTTCTTTAGCAGCACCAATGACAGCCTGTTGGATTAATTCCCACTCTGCTTGAAGTTGCTCATCTTCAGTGGCAACACTATTTTGTCTATTTTTAGGATCTTGTAGTCTTGCTTCTCGAGTTACAAAATCTAAGTCTTTAGTTGGATCAGCATACCTCTGGCTAAATTCTTGGAAACTAAAACTGCGATGACGTAAAATTTGTCGAGCAATGTCACGTGTGGTTGTAATTTCAATACAAGCACTAACCATTTCAAGTGGTGACCAATGTTGGTGCTTGACCAAATACTTAATAAGTTTTTCGCTTGTTTCTGTGTTAAGTTGATTAGCAGGATTGCTAACACGGGCACAATATGCAATTAGTTCCTGGGCATTGTCAACGCCCATTTCGGCAAATTCTTGTGTAGGTTGACTGTAACTAATTAATTTAACATTCATCTCAATTTTCTTTTCTTTAAAAATTTGTTTGTATTCTTGATCATGTCTTTTTTAACCCTCTCAGTATCGAGTTTAAAATCTACATTTTCTATGTCACTTTCATACGAGGCAAGCATTTCTTTAAGATTTGTTTCAAACGAATCCCAATCTTCTTGTGCCTGTTTAGCAGTTATTTGAATTTCCCATACTTTTGTATTTTTAAATGTAACCGTAATTGAGTCGAGGTATTTTAGAGGTACAACATTTAATGTAATCTCTCCAAATACCTCGGGCCAATGTTCGATGACATCTTTAGGAAATGGTTTTCCGTTTGTCACTCTTCAATAGCAGTTTTTTTCTTAGTAGGCACTAATTCTTCAGCCATACGACGGAGTTGAGCAGCTTCCTTGCTTAGACGATCCGCATCACTGCGATACTTTTTAGCTAACAAGTCATCGGTTAAAATACCATCTTCATTTACTGTTGCCGATGTAGTTTTACCTGCATCATACTGCTCCATTAGCGGCTCAGTATTTCCTGTCTTTGGACTAATGTCTTTTACCTTGGCTAATTCTTGCACGTCGAGATTTTCCTTGCCTGAAGGACGAATAGCAAGATCTTGCACACTAACCCCAGCCTGTTGGGCAATAACCTGATTCAATTCTGACAGCAAAATTGTAGCTTGCATGTTTGGAACCATCTCAATAGCATCAGTTGGAAACTTAGCTAACAATCCTCTTGCATGTAGACTTGGCAACATGGTACTACCGTCTCCAAACAATGCGCGAGCTAGTACTTCGCTAAACTCGTTTGCCGATTGCGCAGCATTCGACTCAACTAAATTAATAAGTGAATCGTGTTGGCTTGGATCAAGGCTTTCTGTTTGGATGATTAAACAACTAAATGCATCTCCGGGAAGTGTCCTAAACACTACTAAGCATCTACGCCCTGTTGACTTAATGCGACCTACATGTTTTAAGGTTTGCATATTAAACTCCTGGCTTAGCTGTTTTTGCTACGGTATCTAAGAAGGCAGATAACTTATTATAAGTTTGTCCAATTAATACCATTTCGTTTGGTTTAAATGCGCCACGTTGACTTGCAACATCGATGATTGATTTCATGTTGTTCAAATCAGTAATAGTTAATTCTGCCCCTTCTTGCGGTGGGGCTGCTTCTGGAGCAACTGCTTGGTTTGTTTCTTCAGTCATAATGACCTCCTTGTATAAATTATATATGCTTATTAATTAGCAGTTAGATTAAATGTGGGCAAGCAAGTTTGAAAAAGCTAAGTTCTTTCTCTTGTTCAAACCCAATCTTAGTGACAAATACAATAGTATTGTCCACTAGATCAACAGCTTGACCTACATAGTAACGACTATTAAGATGTTGATAAATCCATGTATCTATTGTTTTATGATAGGTAGGCGTATACTTTGATAATAGTGCATAATGAAAATGCGGTGAGGGAAAATTAACTTTTCTCAAATCTAATGTATTAAGGATGTTAACCTTGCCGTTCTTCAATGCCATTATTTTAATCCAATTGTCATGTATCTTGTATATGAATCTTCTTTAAAATCAAAATACATTGATCCTGAAAATAGCTCTTTCTGTAATGGCCATAACGCCTTAAAGTGATCTAACTCTGTTGGACGTCGAGTGTGATCTTTAATGTCCAGATCATTACCTTGGAATAGACATAGCGTGCCGCTGGGAATACGATCAAACCAATCTTGACTATCGAAGTGCTCAGTTGATGTATTAACTACTAAATTAATGTTATCGTCATATGTAGCTTTATTAGCATCTCGGGGGAATGATCTAAACTGCCAATCATTTATTTCCCATGAGTTATTAATCAAATTTGCATCCATGCACACACTTGCATCGATATCATATGATCTACAATACTCAATAGCCACACGTTCTCTTGATTGCAAAATAAAATGCAACAAAGCATACCATCCACCGAGGATGGCAATGCGTAGTGGCTCAATTTTTAGTTGAGCCACTACTGGTTCTAATTCACGTGCCGCCCAGATCTTACTTTGAATTTGCCCTGCGCTGAATGCATCAGGATCAAGTTTTATCACTAAACTCATAGTAAGCGTGAGCTCCAAAGGGTGGTACAATACTAGTATTACCGTGGATGATGAATACTGTATCACAGTAGTTTTCATCACCCCATGAGCTCCAGGGATACCCATCTGTGAACATGATAAACTTCTTAGGGGTAATGTCGTGTTCTTTCATGTAAGTCCAGTTAGCGTCAAAGTCAGTACCACCACCACCTTTAACTTGGTATTCCATAATGTCATCGTTATACCCGTCAAAGTCTTGTTCATTATAGACTCTGGTATCAAAGCACCACACTTTAATTTTGTAGTCTTTGTATTCTTCCATAATGCCTTTGATCTCGCTAATAAAGTCTTTAGCTTGATCATCTCCAATTGACCCTGACATATCGATAGCAATACAAATATCAATTGTTTCGGCATAGTTAGTGCCCGGAAGAATAGCACTCATATGCCAGCCCTTACGATTTGGACGCATAAAGGTATAGTCACTTTTAATAGTGCTTTGAATTTGTTGACGCAGAATTTCACGCCAGTTCATCTTAGGCTCAGTAAGCTCTTTAATCATACGCCCGATCTCTGCCGGCACATTTCCCGCACCCGCAGCCTGCGCCGCAGTCATCATAGCTTCTTTGATCTCATCACGGATTTGCTTGAGCTCTTCTTTTGAGTATGCAGGACGACCTTTGCCTTCCTTCTCCCAATCAATGTGCTCGTCGAGTAATTCTCCAAGTGCATCTAATTCTTGGTCATCCATCTCACCAAAAATTTCATCGTACACTTGTTCTGAACTTTTGCCGTAGTGTTTTGGGTCATGGAAGATTTTAATCTTTGGAGGAACTTCACCAATACGATCACGTACCAATGTGCCATTAACAGTGTAGTCAGCGGCAATGTTCCAAACTTTGCGATCACGGCCTTCTACACGAAGCATATGCTCAAACACATTATGCAGGATTTCGTGTGCAACAACAAACTCAACCTGCTTAACAGTTAGATCTTCGAAGAAGTCTCGATTGTAATACAAGTGACGTCCGTCGGTGGCAGCGGTAGCACACCAAGCGGTAGCATCTTCAATTCTAAGCCGGGTAGCCATGTTGCCAAAGAACGGATGGCGTAACAGCAATCCAACTCGTGCAACAACAATCTTGTCAACAATTGGGTCTAAATAACTTGTCATTTCTGCTCCTAAATATTTACTGTATGTATATATTATAACAGGACCCGCAGGTCCTGTCAATTGACTTTGGCTACAAATTAGCGTGAATGTTTATCTGTAGCGGCCGCAATGTACTTACCATATTTGGCATGGAAGTCATCAAAACATTTGATCTCATCTGGATCCAACGGCAATTGGTATTGAGTCAATGCAAGTTTGGTACCCATTACAACCAATTCAGTTTCAAAATTGTCCATCATAAATTGGAAGAAGTAGTTAACTTTATCGTTAAACTTCTTGTCGTTTTTGTCGCTGGCATCTTTCAATTCATAGCACAATGACACTGTCAGCGAGTACATGGCACTAATTTCCTTGGTGTCCATTTTCTTAACTTTGCCCGCTAAAATATCTGTAGGGTCAGGCAATTTTGAGCTAATCTTACGATGAGCCATAAACTTAACTGCAAGACCTTCACCGACCGCACCCGAAATCAAGTCAGTCATTGTGCTGTCATCTTCGTCGTCATCAAACAACAGTTCGCTAACAAACGCCCAACTACGAGGAGTAGCAAAGGCACGTGATGCTGACTTTGGATCAAAGTCGTACAGGTCTTTCTTGGAGAAAGTCAAAAAGCCAACCACGTCCTTGTGGATTTTGTTTTCAGTAGCCCAGCCAAAGTAGTCGTCCCAATCAACACGCATCTCCAAGTGAACGAAACGATTAGCCAACGGAGCAGGCATACGGAAAGTAACACCTCTGTCCGTTTCACGGTTGCCAGCGGCAACAATCAAAACGTTGTCAGGCAAGCGGTAAGTACCAACCTTACGGTTCAGCACCAATTGGTAAGCCGCTGCCTGAACAGCAGGAGCCGCAGAGTTCATTTCGTCCAAGAACAAGATGATTTTCTTGTACTTAGCTGCCATAACTTCGTCGGGCAATTCAGTAGGGGGAGCCCATTCCATTTTATTAACGGTGCTGTTAAAAAATGGAATACCTTTAATATCAGTGGGATCCCATAGGCTCAAACGGATATCAATAACGTGAGCTTCGAGCTCAACGCCCATTTGCTTTACGATATCGCTTTTACCAATTCCAGGAGGTCCCCAAAGGAACAGCGGACGATTGGCTTTAAAAGCACGGCGAAGAGATTTTTTAGCAGCCTTAGGGCCAACGGTACGTGAAAGGATCTCGCTCATATATACTCCTGGGTTAAAAAAGCGTTGTTATCTTACTGTCTATGTAGCTATTATACAGCGTAACAGCGTCCCTGTCAACTTCTTTTTAGGAGTTTTCGTCCGTTTGGCTATCTTTATTTTGGGCGTTCATTGCCTTAACAAGTCCGTATTTTCGAATGTCGTCCGAAAACATGTACAGCTCAAAAGATTTCTTTTCGGAAAATACAGTAATACTTTGGTTTGTGAGAAAATACGGGCCGTCCATTGATCTATCAAAAAATATGATAGTTTGGGGACTTAGTTCAATTGGCTCAGTAAATGGAATCTCATAACTTTTCAAACCCAATTCGTCAGTTAGAAATTCAAAACCCTCGTCACTTAATCGTAGTCCGCCAATTTCTTTTGATCGGTGACTTTGCCACCATTTGTACATATGATGCTTGACATTGGCACTATCTATACTTTTTTCCTTTTGTTGCAGGAATATTTTGGTGTAGGTCTCTTTTGAAATCATTTGATAATTTCGCCGCTGGTTAACTTGACTACTTCAAAGTCATCACAGTTAAACATTTGATTGAGTTTCTTTGCAAGATTGTGTGCATGACCTGGATTACTAAACGAGACCTTCTTGTACTTAGGTCCAGGATAGCTAGTAATGCTACTTGCTGATTTTAAATTAAACGGTTCTTGTTTATAGAATACTGCCCAGATAGCCTCTGCGCTAAGAACTTGCTCGCTTTTATAGTTCTTTTTATTAATGTATTCTAACAGAACAGTGGGTTTGGGTCTTGACATGAAGTATGCGTCCTATATTATGTACGCATATATTTATCATTCAATTGGTGGAAAACCCGCCCCCGTCCATCTGTACTGTGACTGCTCCACCGGAGCTTGATTCTAATCGTCTGAATATTGTATCGTAATCTTCAAGCAATTTAGCACTAACTTCACCTAAACAATACGCAAGTGCTTTGGCAGTTTTAATGTCTAACTTAATTTCTCGTTGCTGAGTAATATCAGCAGCCTTTACCTGTTGTATAAACTGTTGGATAGGCGCAGTATTAATCGGATTTGGCATTCGATAGTACCTGTTTCATTTCAAGTTCACTTTTAAACGGACCTTTAGTTGGATACCGCTCAACTGTAATTAACTTGGGACAGAATGATTTAACCCAGCCTTTATCAAACTTAATTGTGTAATATCCAGCACAATACAGACTCTTGCTGGCCTGGCTCTTGGTAAACAATGGTAACTTACGTTGTACATTAAACAGGGGATTATATGGCCTACAACTAGTCGGATACTCATACACGTCACGCACTTCTTCGTATGTAATTTTTACCTTATCGCTAACTAGAAAAAAGTCCTTGCCAAATTTTTTAGTTAAATCGTCTTTTCTATTAAAGTAAACCTCACCTTCTTTAGAGCTTAACATAAACTTATTATTTTCTTTTTTATGTAAGATAGCAACCTTCTCACCATCTTCTTCTACAATCCAAAATTTTCCATCAACAATGGGTTTTGCTTTTAAATTCATTTTTATTTCCTTTTAATAGGTAGTACAGGACATTCATTCATTTATTATATCTTGCCTGGAATGGAACAGCATATTGCTGAATGTTGTCAGCAATCTTTTTCATGTCCCATGTGTTACAAAATTTTAACATACGAATACCAACTTGATCAACAGTCTTAGGTACTGCATTAATTTTGATAGTTTCAGTAATAAAATTACGAATGTCTGCAGGTTGTGCAGTTAAATCGCAGAGCTGTACATTACGTTGATAATCTTCTAGCACACGATGTTCTTGTCCGTTATGGTCAGACCAACGTTGCAACATGAGATTGTTCCACGCATAGCCTTTGGATTTACGATCTTCAAACGCTTCTTGTAAACCAACTTTATTCTTAGTACCCTTAGTACGAACTCCGGGATAGGCCGAGAAGACATTGTCGCTAGTATCGCCACGCATACATTTTTCAAATAGCATCCATTCTGGATCTTGTGCGGGCTTTGCTTCACCGGTCTTTTTATCTTTAACAGGTTTGCCCTTAGCATCAAAGATGCCTTCGTGTGTAATATGTAAATCACCTACACCATTATATTGACTAACAGTGGGACTTACTAATTGTGCAAAGTCTCCGTCAGTGCTGATAATAACATGTTTTGCTTCTGGATGCATCTGAATGAATCCAGCAATCAAATCATCTGCTTCTAGTTGTTTATGTTGCAATACTGTGCAGTTAGTCTTTTCTGTTATGAAGTTTTTAAACTCATCAAACGCTTCCCAGAATAACTTATCTTCTTCTTGTTCTTTAACAGTCATAGCACTACGAGTTTCTTGCCTGTTCGCCTTGTAAGGCTTGTAAAAGTCCTTACGCCACGACCGACCTTCGAGGCAGAATACTACATGACTGCCGTCAAAATCCTGCCATGCTTTTTTAATGCTGTTGAAAGTAATGTGAAATGCCATACCTAGTTTGATATCGGCATTGCCCTGCACTACATGACGAGCACGAAAAAATGTATTAGCAGTGTCGACTATGATATATGTCATGAAACCTCTGATTTATCTTTTGTGATCGGAACCACGTTAATGTAACCTGCACCTCTTGTAGTATCTTGTCCTTCTTCTCCTAGCATATTTTTGGCTAGGTCTCTAAACCAACGATCTACAATTTCCTCATCCGGGTCACCATCGTAACCATATCCGGCTTGTTTCAATTGTAACACAAATAGGTCGTTCCAGTCAAGCTCAAAAAAACCATTACGTACATTTTCTTTATTGACGTGTGTGTCCAAAACTGCCACCCAAGGTTCGCCCTTGGCAGTTGCACGTTCTTTTGGACTATACATTGCTTCCTCTGCTGCCTTAATTGCCGCAGCCGCTTTTTTACTTGCTTCTAATTGGGCTGCTTCAGAAACAGCTATAGCTTTGGCAGTGGCTTCTTCGATTGCTGTAATTCCAGTAATACGTTTGAAAAAATTCTTAATCATTAAGTTCCCCACTCATTTTTAAATAACGGCACTTGTAAACGGTCACTATAACGCCATCCGCGCTTCATGGCTGCTAGTGCCACATTCTTTGCGTTGAGTGTATAAACACTTTCCACACCACCCACCGGCATCAAGTACACATGGCCTTTAAATCCTGCAGAACAAAATGCACCCACAGCACATTCGGCATCTGCAATATCCTGCTCTGTTGCCACTACAAATTTTAAATATGCTGTGCCCACTTGTTCGTATTCACACACTACTTCTGGACAAATGGCTTCTTTCCACTTCTCACCACTTGCCGGAAGTTTAGCACTTACTGAAAATGTAAGTTCCTTGCCTACTACACTATTCCACTTCCTCAGATATTCTTTAAACTCCGGTGTAAGTTTTTGAGTACCGTTTGTTTCAAACGTAATCTCTTTTAACGCCTTCATTTTAGGATTGTTTAGCAAGTCAGGATAAGCACGTTGCCAACCTAGCAATGGCTCACCACCCGTAATTACTAGATGTTCGTCATGCCATTCGCTATGTGGAATAATTTCCATGATGCGATCTACAATTGCTTCACTTGTAAGCATTGGGCTTAGGTCTTTGAAACGTGGATCCCAACTAGCATAACTATCACACCCTGTGCTAACAAGCGGCAAATCTTTATAGTCCTTGTAAGGAGTATTGTCATGAGCAAAAGAAATAGTTTCAACTTCTGTACTTAGTTCTCCTCGTGGCATGCCAAATCCTGCACATTTAAAGTTACATCCGAATGTGCGTAGAAACACACTCGGAACACCCATATAGCGTCCTTCGCCTTGAATGCTGTAAAACAGCTCTGCAATTTTAATTTTACTCATATATTCCTGTACCCATATTAAATGAAATTACAATTTTCTCTCCGGCAGATTGTTTTCCTGTGCCGTGGAGGAAATCACTTCTAAACATGATAAGTCTACCTGGGTCACATTCGTACTCACAATATGATTGTGTAAACGGGGTTGGGTTACTTGCAGGGTGAACCATATCTGTTATGTTGTTGAAAAACTTAATTTTACTGTCAATGGGCGCTTTAATATAATATACACCTGAAAGTAAACTTGAACCATGAATGTGTGGATAAAGGAAATCACCTTCCTGGCTAACATTAGTCCACATTGAATTTATTTTAAGAGAATTTAAAAATTGATAATATCCTATTTCTTGCATAAATTCTCTAGCTGTTGAATATATCATACTTACTAGCGGTTTAAAAATAGGATCAAGATGTAGAGTATTATTAGTAGGGTGTGTAGAATTTACACTTAATACTATATTTCTATAGAAACTTTGATTTACAAGCTCTTTAGTTCTATTTTCAAATGTTCCTAACTCGTGCAATAATACGTTGTCTACAACACAAATAGGGCGAGGAAACCATCCGTGAATTTGCATAATTAAGACTTTAAATTTTCCATAGTTGCAATCTTTGCAATCCGCTCGCCGAAGTCTTGTTCATTAGTAATGATATATGTAGTATGATCATTTCGATCAGACCGTCTATCATAGCGTGAAAATTCTACCACCTTGCCACCTACTGCTGAGTATACCTTAAAGTTTAGAGTTGGATCACTATTCATATCTTTTGTTGATACAGATATACTTCTTTTTGAATTAACAATATTGCTGTCACGTTCACATTCATCATGGGCACTTAATACCCAGTTGCGTAATTTTAATTTTAACCAATTCATAATATTCCTTAGCGTGGTGCAAACTCTTGTTGCAGTTTAATGTTATCAAAGAACTCTTTTTTTGTATGGGGATCGTCTTTAAACGACCCTTTAAGTACTGTAGTCTGCGTTAATGAACTATGCGCCATGATGCCACGATTCTCGCAACATCCATGAATGGCCTGGATGTACACTGCTACATTTTCAGATTCTGTTGCTTTAGCAATTTCTCTAGCAATGTCATTACATAATTCTTCTTGTAGTGTGCCACGACGAGCACACCACTGTGCTATTCTGGTATACTTGCTGAGACCAATAAGTTTATTAGCGGCAATGATACCGATGTAGGCAACCCCAGAGACAGGCTGGTGATGATGAGAACACATACTTCGAAGCTCACTACGTACCACAAGCATACCTTCGTAACGGTCGGCGCTGTCATTTGGAAAAGCTGTTGCATCTGGTGCCGGTTCATATCTACCTTCCATAATTTCATTAAAGTACATTTTAGCCAGTCGCTTGGCTGTGCCTTTACTGTTTGGATCATTTTCACGATCAATAAGCAAGGTATCTAATACTTGTTCAAATGCTACTGTGGCTTCATTAATTAGATGCTCTTTATCTGAGTCATGCAGATAGTCGCTAATATTGTCTCCAGCCCAGAAACGTTTGTTATCACGTCTCATCCTCATGCGGATTGCTCCTGCTAACGTCCCTTCTTGATATCCTTTATCGGACATGTCTTCGCCCGCTTTAATAAAGACTTCTTTCTTTAAAGGTACATATTCGTCTGATTTAAATTCTGGTGTGGGTTTAAGTGCAGGATCTGGGGTAAATGTTTGTGTCAATTTTTATTCTCCGAGTTAATGACGTGGATGTCTTTCGTATTATTATACAGTATTATTTAGGTTTTTGCAACCTTAATAGGATATTTTTCTTTATTGCTGTTTTCAATACGCTCAATTGTACACCTAATTTATTTGCATATTTTAACCAAGCAGTTGTATCTTTTGGAAAACACATACCACCAAATCCGTAGTATCCATCCGGTCCGGGCACTTGCATGTGACTCAAACCAATTCGATTGTCTTCAGCTAGATACATTCTAATTGTATCCCAGTTGTATCCGTGTGCTACTGCTAGTTCGGCAGTTTCATTCATAAAGACAACTTTAGTAGCAAGGTATGTATTAAGTGTATATTTGATAAAGGCAGCTTCACCTATTGAACAATGTTCTACGTGTGTTATTGGTTGGGCTAGTTTAATAATACGAGCCGCTTCATTTCTATAGGCGGCAATACTTCCGCCTATAATAGCATTAGCTTCTTTAAGATAATCTTCACGAGCATTGCTAGCTTTTAGAAATTCTGGTATGTGTACTAAATTAGGATAAACTGCCTGCATCTTTTCGTAAAATTGCGGCGTTGCAGTAGTCTTACTGATAATAACATTGTTATAATCTCGCAGTAGGTACAATACGGAATTTAGTATGCTAGTATCACATTCTCCGGTATCTTTAGCTGGACTAGGAACACACACAAACACAGCATCGCAGCATTGTAGGTCTGTATAAGTTCCTGTGGATTTAGTAGGATCTACATCCACTACTATAACATTGGTAAACAAGTCTTCATATGCTCGCCGGATAGCATTGCCGACAAACCCCAATCCAACAATACCTATTTTCATAATCGTTCGCTTAACAGTATACGACACAAGTCTGCATCTTTTTTTGACTTAAAACAAAATGTCATAAAGTCTTCGCTTGGAGTGTAAACAAATCGATGGCCCGGCAACCCAAATACTTCTAATACCATAGCACAAGTTTCGTTCCACCAATTAGCACCTTGCATATGCCAGTCTACAATAACTTCATGATCACTTGGAGACATAGTTTCCTTTTTCTGGAATAACATGTCTAACACCGCCACGTGGATTTTCCATGTCACCAGTGCGCCGTGGAATCATGTGTACATGCGGATACATTACTGTTTGACCGGCTGCTTCACCGCAGTTTTGCCCAATGTTAAAAGCGTCCCAACGTTCTGCTGCAACACCGTCGTATCCAAACTTGTAGGCTGCTTTGTAGCACTCCCAGAGATTGTTACTCGACTCTTGGGTAGGCACAAATAACAAATGCCCCTGGGTAACTGGATATGCATCTCTGAAGATCCAAAAGTCTTTTGTTCTGTACTCAATGTCAGTCCATGGTGCTCGTTTTTCATTTAATGCCTTTTCTAAGTCAGTTGCCATATAACCATTGTAATTATTTGATTGCCATTAATCCGTTACACAATGATTTTATTTCATCATTAGTTAGGAAAAAGTTATAAGTAGAGCTAAAATTTACCTCACCATTTACATCAATGCACTCTTGTGTAAATTCGAGGCTATTTAAATTGACAGGCCCGGCACACTTCCAGTGTTTGACTCTAAGTCTAAAACCAGCTTCTTCCTTAGCCATGAATTCATTTAACTTAATTGATTCGTGTAACATTATTTTGATTCCTTTATTGCTTCAAATGTTCTATACTTTCCCAATGCCGCAATGTACTCGTCATACAGTCTTTTTAGCTTTGGATGCTTCTTTTCAAGTATAACATCTCTTTCGGGTATACACAAGACTTTTTCAATTGTGTTTAACCGTTCTTCTAAGTCTTGTCCGTTTAACACTAAGCGACCTTTGACTTCTAATTCTGGCGGTGATTGTTTAACAACCATAACATTATCGGGAATATTATTATGCGACCAATTAGTTCCATTGGCTCCACTTATTAAAAACTGTCCAGTAGTACCGTTAGTAGTGTAAACTTTTCCAATTGTTAATGGGGGAATAGCACCATACGAAGGATGACTAGTTCCATTAAATCCGTTAGTAGTCACAATGCCACCTACTGTAGCACCTACAGTATTAAGTGTTTTTACGGGACTCGAGATAGATGTCATTGTGTATCCATTTGTTGTTTACAAGAAAACCCCATTCTCTTTTCTGAGGTCCGGGCATGAATAGAGTCCATGCAGTTACACTAGGGTCTAGTTCAATGCGATGATAACTATTAGCACTGCAAGTGCGAAAATGACCAGGCTTCCGCCAATGTTTGGTTTCTCCAATTTTTTCTCCGTTGTTATTGAATATTGGGACGTATTCATAGTACCCACCTTTTAAGATCAGTGTAAAATATGGCCATGGATGATCATGTACATCATCAGGATCCGATTTATGAAACTTATGAATAAACACATTAAATGGAAACCATTTACGGTTCTTTAAGAAAACATAATATCGAGTTAACAGCGGCTCATCGTATAGTCTATCCATAATAATACGTTTACGATCACGTCCTTCTAAAAAAGAAAAGAATTTATTTTTTAGGTGCTGGATTATCATAGTCATCCTTTACAAGCTGATAAATGGTTTGGAAATTTCTTAGAGCAATTTCTAATGATGGATATTGTTTACACATGTCATCAACTCGTGCCCATTCTGGAAATGCATCAATCCACTCTTTAGAAACAGTCCAACCAAATGACGAATTGATATTACTAATAGTGATAGTATCGCTTGCGGCGATGGTAAATGTTGTTGGGCATGCCGACGCTGAATGAATAGTTGAAATACTACAAAAATCAGACGATAACATAGTTTCATCATACCGATATAATTCAGGGACCGTAATAGTAGCAGTCTCTGAACTACCTAAAATAGTTATAGTATTAGTTAAATCGTCTAATGAGTTCGGCAGCTGAGAAGAATCGCTCATTTAATATCTCCGTTTGTTTTTTTAACATAGGTAATCTAGTTTTATAATTATCCATATGTGATATAATGGCACGGCAAAGATCTGGTCGATATACAGTATACGCATCATAACTCTCGGTCCATTTACTTTCATACTTAAATGTATCTAAATACATTTCAGTATAACTAAGCCGGTCAGGTACCATTGGAATAGCATCTACAATAGCACCTTCATAGCAGCCAATGCCTAGGGTTTCTTGCAAACTACAGCTAAACACCATCTTAGCTTCGCCCAGCAAGTTATGATATTCGTTCTTTGTTAGTTCCTGGTCTTGGCACACGATAAATTCATATTGAGGCAAATGATGCTTAAGGTCCCGGAAGATTTCAACTTGTTTCTCTGGCGCTATGCGATGAGGGAACAGTATAAGGTCACGCTTGGGCATGCCTTTATACATAGTTAACGTAGCTTCCATATAATCCATGGGCCAACCAGTTAGTACAATTTTACCACTGTCGTAACGTTCTGCCCAGTCTTCTTCGTACCAAGGATTTTCTGTTGGATAATCATGTAACAGATTATCAAAGAACAGCTTAACATGGAATTCAGTGGCAAAGTAGTTGTGATCAAACGCATAATAAAAACTTCTCTCAGCGTTTCTAACCCAAGGCTTGTTTCCGACCAAGCGTCCAAGAAAGTCTTGCGGATCATATGATCCAGCATGCCAGAGACCGTGTGTGGTTACCGGAATGCCCAGCAGTTCACTCATGTACTTGAGATTGATGATACCAGGGTGCCAAGCATCAGTAAATATAAAATGATCACCTGGGCGAACGGCTCCGTCGCAAAATAAACGGCCCATCTGCTCCACTTGACTAGCTTTGTATATATTAGTGCCACCGAAGTTGAGAAATGCTCCAGGAGTGGTAGCACTAGGAATATCCGTAGGACCTGATATAATGTTGACATTGTGTCCTGCCTTTCGTAAGAGATTAGGTACATGGGACTTCCACTGCCCCGTGTACCTTGTCTCAACCGATTCTAAATCGATTAAGAAGATAGTCATTAGGCGTAGCGTGGTTTAGTGCCTTGGTAAGGCTTACGTTCGCCAGTCCATTGTTTCTTTTCACCGTTCCAAGGCTTCTTAGGGCGACTTGCATAGTAGAACTGATTCCACACTTGACTGTCTCTGTTATAGAGATCTGCCTCGTTAAATGGCAACAACTCAAACCTGCAAAAATCTAAAAACTTTTCTAGGTCGTCAAAGATCCGAACAATGTCGGGCCGATTTTCAAAGTAATTGCCATCTTTATAATTCTTAGCCATTGTAGCTTTTCCTTAGTACTTAATAAATGAACCATTTTCCCCGTCTTCGGAGACCTCAATCCAAACCTCACGGTTGGGATACTTTTGTGAAATCTGTTGATATAAATCTCCAGACATCATTTCACAACTTTTGTAGTCTAACGCTAGTATACTATCTTTGTACAAGTTTAGCAACCAGCGTTTAAACTGAATAAACTCAATATCACGGTCGTCATGTGTAACACCAATCCAAACTTTAAAGTGGAAGATGTGACGATGCGGATAGCCCAGGAAACTTACATCATACTCATCGCCTGTTGCTAAGTTAGGATCTGTAAGTGCGGCTGGGTATTTGTGCATACCTTCTTTGTTAAAGGTAACCCAAATCATTTTGTTTGGACGCCAATCTTGGCGCATTGTATCTTTTTGTAGTGGTACTACATTTCCTATAATCATTTCTTTTCTTCCTGTGGGACTATGTGTTTAAACAATTCCCACAGTTTCCAATCAATACCTTCAAGTAATTGATTTTGTCTAGTTACTGCATCTATTAGTTGTTGAGCTTGTGTTTCGTTCATTTGATAATCTCATCGTTGTTATAATTGCGCCATGGTGTAAAGTACTTTCGCTGAGTTATGGCACCCATTGGCACTGACCACACCCCAGGATTCGTTGCATTAAAATCTTTGTCATCAATTTTAAGCATTGTATTATAATTCCATAATTTTAAATAAGGAATTGTAACTCTTATCTGTGGAATAAAGTTGTTATGCTCATTTAATCCACCGTCATTAAATTCTTCTACAGCACTGATTGGAATATCTAAACTACATAGATAATCTTTATCGAGAAAGAATTGAATCATATCCTCCCAAGCCCTCCAACCATTGTAGTCATTACGTGCTGGATTGAAGCTATGATTAGCGCCAAAGAAAATGTGTATACATCCATTTAACTTTGATGCAATTTCATCTACTGGTTGAACCCCGGTAACAAATAAAGTGTTCATACCATATGCAGGAGTATGCTCTACTTCCTTGCCAATAAAGTAAATTACATCTTCTGATATACCGTCTGTATAATTACGCTTCATTCTTTTTACTCTCTTCGTATTGTTTAAAAAGTCTAGTCACCGGTTCCATTGTTTCTTGGAAGTGATCCGGTGCACCCTCCGCGGCCATCTTCATGTCCCAATTACTGGGATAATGGCGTAAGCACCAACGAGCACCATCTTTAATATTCTTAGGAACTCGCGGGGTAGTAAGAATTTCTCTTAGGAATTTCTCAGTTTGTACTACTGCACGAAATCGTTCGTCGGGCATGGTCATTTTATAACTCTTTTCATGAAAGTTTTCACGTGTAATATTATTCAAACAAATCCATAAAGTTATTTTCTTTAGGGTCTTCTTTAACTACTTTGTCCACAGTCAAGTTAACTTCTATTTCAAAATGTTCATTTGCCATAGTTGCCGCATTAACAGTTTTCTTTCCAGTAGCACCACGTGTACCGATAATGGTCATCCAATATCTGCTGTAGTGTTCAATAATAGCATTAGCATCATCTCGGTTATCACATGAAAATATAGCTTCTACAATATCTTTATAGTACACTCTATCAAAGCGTTCGTCAACTAACATTGATGGTAATTTACCCGAATCATATTGCCGATTTGCTTCCTGTACTGCATTCAAGTGCATCCAAACATTGTGTCCCATCATTAGTGCATAACTAAATGAATCCCAACTTGTTGCACCCTCTTTACCATTTTTATTTAGGTCGCCGGGAGCATAGATGCAAATTTCTTTCATCTGTATTTGATCAATAATGGGACTTGATTCAAACTTTTCAAATATCTTATCTTGTAATACTGCATCTTTAAACAATCGGCTGTCAGTGGCATACTTTTTATCATCTGCACTGGCCTGCATACGATAAACCCATTTAGTACGATCTTCAGTTTCTGTGTTGATATAAATCTGTCCATTGGCAGTTGCCAAGAACGGACTTGCACAGTCAAAGCTAATAGTAAAGTTTGGATTATGATACTTTCGAACAGCACGTTGAATGTCAGTTAGCAACACAGCCCATTCTAACTTTGATGTGCCTAAGAAGTGCATCCAATCATGTTGACCCTGTTCTAACAATCCGTCAAATCTCAGAGCCACTAGACGTAGAAGCACAAGGTGAATATCACACATGTTCTGGCCACCCATACCCCAGCCATTAAATGCTTTGTCGCCATAAATCTTAGTATCACAAAACGCTTTCATTGATTGATACCAATCTTCAGCTTGTTTATGTGTTTCTCCTTGCAATACATTCAAAAATTTACAAGCACCTGTGCGATGTTTAATAAAGTATTCATTATTGTATTTGGTCGCTTCAACTGCTTGTTCATATGAAGTGATCCCAGTGGCCTTACGTCCTGCAGGGCTACGTTCTACCCATGCTGGAATATCAAGTACCATGCCGTAGTCCATAAGCGTGTCCATCCAAGCCAACACTTGTTCGCGCTTTTTTTGTGCGGCATCTAGTCTTGCTTGATATAACTTAGGATGATCTACTTTGGTAAACTTTGGATTACCATTCTTGTCAGTCTTGGGATCGCCAGTAGGATGCAGTTGTGGTACAAGTTCAATACCTCGAGCATTGACTTCTGCCCACATGGCAGCAACTTCTGGACCAGTAGGGTCACGCCACTCGCCTTCCCATACACCTTTACCGATCTGGAATCCACCAGAGTCACCTAATACCCAACTTGTTGTTCGGTCTCTATTACGAAACATGTCCTCAGTTTCATCTAGTTTGGTAAGATCTAAGTTAGCGTGTCCTGCAGAGTATAGGCAATGATTAAAGTAGAACGCACCTTTATCTGGATTTAGATAATTGAGACTTTCTACACCGTTTGCTAAACTTGCTGGTATACGTGCAGGATCTACATAATTTCCATAGCGTTGCTTGCCTATGAACGTTGAGTAGAAACCTGATGTGGCCGGCAAGAAGTAGGCGTAATCGCTTTGCTTGGCAGTCAGGTTTTTATTCATTATTTAGATTGTGCCGGTAAAATATAGTTGTATTCAGCAAGGCCTGAATCAACTGTAATTTGCATAGCGCCTGCATCTGCAATACGCATAGTCTTGTCACCATCAAGTGCAAGAATTGCCATTACTTGATTTACAGGCCATGCCCATGTTTGTTTCAATTTGCCGTCTACATTAGCATGTAACACAAATGAACCTGCGTGTGTACTTGCATCACCAAAGAAAACAACTAAGTTACCATTTTCTGTTTTAACTTGGAATGTTGATTGTTCAGTATGCGCTGCCGATTGCAAACGCAGTCGTTGAATACTTATAACACTAGGCTCAAATTCAACATCCCATGTTGCACCCTTAAACTTGACTGATTTAAGTTTTTCGTTGATAATGTCACTATTCATAAAACGGTAATCGTTTATGAAATCCTTAGCAGCATTTTCAAAATGTAATCCAACTGGAACTTCAACGCCATTTCTTTGTGCTTTAACAACACCAATAGTTGCACCTTCTTTGTATTCCGGATTCTTTAAATGTAATGCTAACTTGTCTAAGTTAGGCATACCAAATACGAAGTCAAACTCATCTACCGCCTTGTGTGTTTTGCCAGTGAGAATAACACTACGGTCTTCAGCCATAGATTCAATCACAGTGTCTTTATCACCGGTAATTTTAACTAGTGGCAAAAAGCCCAGGTTGTGTGTATGACCTACGAGGTCTTTTAAAATATCTTGCATGATTGTTTCCTTTGTTGTATAGTATATAGGTTTTTATATCAGAAGTCAAATAATTTATTGAAAGTATTTGTCTGTTCGGTTGATCTGATATCCCAATTTAGAACACCAATCAGGTTATCTAATTTGTTATCAATAATCGTCTGTTCCATTTCTTCGTGATTAAATGGCAAATCCTTAAACCACTGGGGCAGTCTAAGCTCATCTACTGGATAGGCTACGCTAGTAAACCCCAGTGGATTATCTTTGAGTTTGCAGACGATTACTTTGGCACCGTCAGTGACGCTCATTGAATACTTGTCGTCCATCATACGCTTTAGTGTATTCCAGTTAAGACTTGCTCGAACATGTCCGGGCATATTAGTCTTGCCTGCTTTTTCTTCCTTGCCGCGATATGCCGAAATATTGTTAGCACGTTTAGGGCTACCTTTCTCCCACCCTGGACGTATTTTAAAGTTAGTACGGAATTCAGTAATAAAGTCCAATACTTCTTGTTCAGTAGTACCAGTTAAGACTTTCTCCAACACATCACTTAAGAAGTTTTGAATAAATTCTGGCGTATCACTACGTTTCAGATCCAAGCCCATAGCCTTGATCTTACCTGGCTTACCATCAATATCACTTCGCTTGCCTTCCTTGTCATAATACAAAACAGCATAACGTTTTTTAGTAATAAACAAGCCTTTAATTGCAACTAACTCACGACCAGCTTTAATAACTTCCCCACGTGTCGTTGGACAGTGAAAGGCGTCTAACATAAACTGTGGGAATGTCTTGTTAACTTCTTCACCAATTTGGTCGTATAGTTGTACTACACTTTCTTTAGACCAAGGAATTAATCCTTTTTCAATATCCTTCTGCAAAGTGCGAAAAGCACTAAAATAACAAGAGTCAGTGTCACCATAAATAATTGCCTTTCCGGTGTGGCTGTTTTCACCGGTAATAATTTCATTAACCTTACCTGCCATATGACGAGCAATTGCACGACCTGTTAGTGTAGTTGACTGTCCAATACGCTTGTCAAAGAATCTGCAACCTGGATTTAGGATAGCACCATACAAACTGTTAAGGTTAATCTTCTTGACTAACTGACGTTTGTCCCAGTATTCTTCCTCGATCTTGTTTCCAGCTTTAATTGTATCTTTGAGTTTGGCCTGCATCTCTTTACGTTCGCTATACCAACGCTTTAACAGTCCCGGAATAATACCTTCTGTTTGATATGTAAAGATTGTGCCATTGGCACTTAACATAAACGGTTGATTGCTGTCAAATATAAGTTGATATACTTCGGCAGCACTTAGGATATCAACTGCTCCATCTTGCCAGTCAATAGTAATCTCAGTGCCAACTTCTTTGTCCATTACCGCAGTATACTCAAGTGATCCAAACATACCTTCCCACGCAGAGGCAAATGATTTGCCCTTGGCCACAAGGTTATCGATATATTCCTGTGTCATTGTTTGACGCAACTGACCCACAATAGTTTCCGGACCCATGTTTAGAGCTCTAATAGCCGACGGATACAATGAGTTAATGTCCAATGAACCGATCCAGTCATGAATTCCTTCTTTGGGATAAGCAACATATGCACCAGCGGCACTGTTATCGGCTTCTTCATCTCGTACTGGACGATTAGGAACTTGAAATCCACGTTTGTGAGCTTCGTTAATAATGGCCTGTTCAGTAACAGCCACAGCACCCATAGTGGTTTGCAACAACACAGTACACTCATGTGCTAGTGTGTTGGATAGATCGATGAACTTTAATTTCTTATCTAGCTTATCTAATAGGGTAGTATCCTGTCTGTTATAGATAACAAACTTACGGAAGTCATTGTTGTATAGTTGATCCAACGTACCTTCATACTGCGTTTTAGTTTCGCCTACTTCCATCTCTCCAATTGCATCCAGTCTGTAGGTGTGACGTTCTTCATAGGTGTACTTGCGGTACAACTCGAGACTGTCCAGATGAACACGACCAACCAAATCATAAGTAACAGCCGCTTTTCCATATTTCTCGTACTCTCGCTTTTTAGGATATTGATCCCACAGGCAGAATCTACGTGTATCATCTTTACTTAGAACTTTAGTAACACGATTTACAGTATACGGAATATCAAAGCCTTCGCTATTCCATCCGCTTAGTACATCTGCGTCTTGAATAATGTTTAGGAATGTGTCTAACATGTCTGCTTCATTATCAAAAATATGCGTGTTAGGCAAATCTTTAACTAGCTCTTCGGCTTCTGCAACCTTCATCTTCTTTGGGGGTACAGCTAAACAAATTAATGTGTCTAACCATTGTAGGTGGATTGAGATAGCAGTAATGGGCATGAAAGCATCTTCTGGGCTTGCATATCCACGTTCTGGATCAAAGTCCACCTCAATGTCGAAAAACGCTACATTAAGTTTAGGGGCTTCTTGATTAAGATAGTTTTCACTGAGACATCTAAAGATAGGATTAATATCGGCTTCATATAACTTTTTGTTATTATGAATGGATAGTTCTTTACGGAAGTCTTTTGAGTTTTTACAGACGACCCTGCTTAATGGCTCTCCATAGATGCTCTGGAACTTGCCTTTTGGGTCAGTGTGATAGAATGTGTAGCGCACTGGAAACTCTTTGAATATTCGTTTCCCATCAGTACCACGTTCTACAATTTTAACGATATCAGCATCGCGCTGAAAGAATGCATCTACATACAAATTAAATTTCTCCTATGTGATTTAAGGCTCACAAATACCATCAAGATCATTTATGGCTGATCAACACCGTGTCTTATTAATTACTTATCATCCTAACTAACCCTACACTATCTATTGTGACTAGTAGTGCATAGTTAGCAATCATACCAAATGATTTCCTAGTATAAGCAGCCCAACCATACATAGCACAGCCAGCGATCCAAATAGGATAAAGGATAATAAGAGGCGGGTTAGGTACAGTGAGCGCCATAGTGATCGAGCAGCCAATTGATATTGCCCAAGCCATAACTTCCACGACAAAACGGCGAGGGTTAGTTTTATAGTCATCCTTTATCCATTCTAATGTAGGTCTAAGTAGATCATTCATTCAGGCAATCGATTGGTAACACCTAAAATCATTTCAATATCATTCCACGCTTGTTCATGTTCTTTCCAATTGTCCTTATGAGCAATAGTAATGGCTTTATTGATAATGCTAGGTTTGATTTCAAGTTCTTCTGCAACAGCTTTAACGGTTTCTTTGAGACCTTCTTTAAGATCTTCAATTTCACGAAGAACAGTAGAGCCTTCGTTAATAAGTCGTTCTAGCTTGGCCTTTTCTTCAGGCCCATACATACGTGTTGACATAATGTCTCCTAGTTAAAAGTTATTATACACTAGTTATCGTTGTAAGTCAACAACATCAAAAATAAACTTAGCCAAATGCAGTTGACTGTATTGCCAAAGTTTGCTATAATACTAGCATGAAGAAACTAATCCTACCCTTTATTTTAGTGTCTCAGTTGGCAGTTGCTCAAACTCCCAAATGGGATGATCCTTCAACCCCGTTTTCCACCAAAGAAAATGAACATCAAACAATGCTTATAACATGGAAAACTGTAGACAACATACAGAACGTATGTAAGGAAGAACATAAAAAGCGTGGATTCGGCGCATTTAATTATGCAGTAGATGCTTGTAGTTTTTGGAATAATGCTACTAAAACATGTACTATCTATACAAGAAAGACTCCCACAATGCACGACATTGGCCATGAGATTAGGCATTGTTATCAAGGTAATTGGCACTGATAAAAAAAGCACCCTAGGGTGCTTTTTATTTGACTTAATTATTATTAAGTGCCAGCGGCTGCTAAATCTGCATTGGCGGCTTGTTGGCCAATTGTACGCTTATCACCGGCAGCACCGTTATTAATGGCATTGATTAGACCATTATAACGCTTTAGCATTTCAATATCAGCTGGGTCTTGACTATTTTCTAATTCAGCTGCCATAGCATTTAACTCAGCTACCTCTGCTGGATTAGCGGCAGCGTTTGGCGTTTCTACTGGAGCAGGCGCCGCAGCCGGAGCAGCCGGAGCAGCCGGTTTTGGAGCAGTTGGCTTGTTAGCAGCAGCCCCACCACCTAATGCTGCCATTCCACCAGCACCTGCTGCCGCAGCACCTACCGCAACCTTACCAGGATTACGAGCAACCGCTGCTCCTGTTTTAATTCCTTTAGTAGATGCAGTTGTACCAGCCGCAACATTTTTTAAATTAGTAGCCGCTGGATTAGCAATCCCCTTACCAACTCCGCCAACAAAATTCTTAGCAGCGCCCCATGCATTTCCAACAGCGTCGGCAGCTCCGCCAACAAACTTCTTAGCAGCGCCCCATGCTTCATCAGTTACTTGGGCTTGTGATTCAATTTGAGCAAGACGATCTCTTAACTCTGCGATTTTTTGTGCTTCTGACATAGTTGTTCCTTTAAATTGTTCTGCCACGGCTGTGCCGGGAAATTGTTTCATAGCTGTCTGGGTATTTGTCCCCATCTTACCATCTGGTATAATTTTTGCACCTTTGGCTATTAATTGTTGTTGTAATGCAAATACCTTAGGGTCTCCGCCCGGCGGTACTGTTGCCGCTGGCTTAGCTTGTGCAACTGCTGTTGCAGGAGCAGCCGCAGGTTGCGCTGTAGCATCTTTTGCTACACCTGCTGCAATTTCTTTTTCATCAGGCATCCAACTACCTGTACGCATTTTATCACGAATTGCCTGCACGCCTGTTCCAATTAAACTTGCAGCAGTACCAACTACCGGAATACTAGATGCTGCACCTGTTGCAGCAGATATAGCTGCACCAGTAGTATCACCAGCTTGCTGTCTTGAGTATGCATCTTGTGCAGCCAATGCTAGTCCGACTCCAGGTAATGCCTTGCCTAAAAATTTACCACCTGCTTTTAATGCCGGCGGTGCCGTGAGTTCATTTAGAATCTCTTTAGATTCTAACAAACGAATTTTAGCAAGTGACTCTACGAGTGGATCGTACATTTTAATATCTAATGTTCTTAATGGCTAACAGTGTTTTGTCGTCTTCGAACGATACAGATTCATTTGCTTTACCTGTAACGCCTTGATAAGCACCTTTGGCAAAATTAGCAATTCCGGCACCAGCGTCTCGAACAGCACCACCTGCTGATTGACCTGCTGATTGTGCGCCGCTAACTGGTGCTGCCGGTTTAGTAGATGCTCCAGCTGCTGGTGCTGCCCCAGTAACTCCGCCTGTCTTCTCTAACTTATCCATTAACGCTTTAAATTTTGCACGGGTAGCTGCCACTGCTGCATCACCACCTGCACCACCTGCTGGAGGTTTTCCAGTTGTACTAGCTGCTGGAGGTGTTCCACCTTGGCTAGCTGCCGCTGCCGCACCGCCGGGAAGTTCTCCAGCATTTTGGGCAACAGTTCCAGTCGGTAATGCTGCTGCAGGTTTATTCTGAGGAAGGTTAGGATTGCTACCGGGCACATACGGAGTACCGTCGCTATTGGTTGCTGCAACACCTCCAGGTCCTGTAGTAAGTTTGCTACCGTCACCCATGTCTTGTGTAGTAGTTTTGTTTTTAGGTAGATTTGGATTACTTCCTGGAATATATGGGTTACCTTCGCTATCAGTTGCTGCCACTGCGCCTGTCTTAGGATCAGTAGTAAGTTGACTACCATCGCCCATGTTTTGTGTATTTCCTGCCGCTGGCGCCGCTGGCGCCGCTGGTTTTGCTAATCCGCCGCGTGTCACTGCCGCCGCAGGTGCAACAGCGGGTGCAGGTGCAACAGCGGGCGCCGCCGGACCATCCTTAAATCCCATCTGTTTGGCAATTTTTTGATCTTCGGGATCAGTAAAGTGACTTAATGGTACAGCATCTTTGCCCAGTACTCTAGCTACAATGTACGGATCTTGTGGATTAGCTTTCCCCATTTTTGCCTGTTGTTCAGGAGTAAATGCAACTTCACTAACTTGTTCTTCGTCTAATTCATATCCAAATTCTTCAACTAGACCACGTGCAATTGAACTCTTAAAAGTAGGTTCTTCGATCCTTCGATTAGGAGTTGCTACTGATTCAGTAATAACTACACGTTTTTCTACAGACTCAGTTAGAGGTTGTGTAGTATTAATTGTTTCTAGCTTTTGCATTAGTGCTCGTAAGTCCATCTTTATTCTCCAAATTCTGTAATGTATTTATCAGTGCTCACTTTAAGATTCCCAGTAGCGAATTGGGCCGTCTAGGGCAGCAGCCTCCCCACACTTACGGTAACGAATTACCGGTCCTAAGGTGTGTTCTTATTGTTTTGATGTAGCCCTTAACATCCAACTATGTTTGCGGTGTGCATCCATGCGTTCTGCTAAAAAGTTACTTAATCCGTGTTCGCCAGCTGCCTCTGCAGCATCATACACTATTTTTAATAATTTAACCATTTTATCACTATCTTGCAGTAGCTCTGCAATCATAGCTCTATCTTCAAGCATATTTAATTCATCTTCAATTTGTGTTAGCATTGAAAAACGTTCAAAGCTAGCAGGAGTATATGATCCTAGCTTGCGAATGTTTTCTGCAAATCCGTCAATGCTATCATACACTTCACTGTAAATGCTATCAAACAATGCGTGTAGTTGCGGAAACAATGGTCCTTCAACGTTCCAGTGAAAGTTTTGTGCTTTAATAGCAAATGCATATTCACTGGCAAACGCAATTTTCAATGCTTTTTTAAGCTCGTCCATTATTTCTTACCTGCTTTTTTCTTTGCAATAGCTATAGCTGCCTGTTGTGCAGGATTGGCAGCTTCGTCATATTTGTTATACTTGTCTCTAATCTTGTCAAGGTCTTTACCTTCTCGACCTGCCTCTGCTACTTTCTTTTTAATTTCACCAGTGTTAGGGTTCTCATGATCACCCTTGTTTACACCGCTTTTGTAGACTTTCTTTTCTGTGCTTGGACTGATATAATAATCACCTTTGGCATCCCGACCTATACTTTTTACTCGATACTTAGCGCCGCTATCCCCTTCCTCTATACCTTGCTTCTTAGCAATACTGATAATTTGAGTTAGGTCTTCAATTTGATTTATATCATCAGATGGTCCCATACCTTGCCACACATCTGTTGTGTATCCTGGCAATCCTGTAGACT